TATTTTAATACATTAGTTCGATTTAAAGATAGTAATTTACCAAAGGATGTTTCACTAGATTTTATTAATTCTATTAAATCATTGAAGAATACTATCAATGAGATTAAGGAAAGAGATATTCATAAGTTTAGAAATTTGATATTCAGTACTATCCTACGTATATCAAATTCTGGATCATTATCAGATATGTTAGCATCTGCAAATATGATTAGAGATTATGAGATTTTACAGAAGATGACAAACAATCTTATTCGTAATCCTTTTTACTATCAATCAGAACGACTAAAACATTTTTAATACAGTAGTCTGAGAAGGCCTCTCGGCCTTCTCAGACTAGGATATCTATATAAATTGTAATTCGTTTTATTTCAGATATATATTACTATTTTGCATAGATAGATATAGAAGTCTCGTTTGTGCTAGATACGGCAAGGTATCTATAAGTAACTTGAGGAGAGCCATCATGTCACTTAATCCCGAAGATGAACAGTTCGGCGATGATGGCGAGCAAGGAACTCCTAAGTTCGCCCTTCCTCCGAGAGAGCTTAAAGCTGTCCCGTTGGAGGCGACACCCGAACGAGTTGCGGAGCTTAATCGTCGAGGAACGGTTGTTGCCAATATCCTCAACGAACTTGTTCGGCAGGATGAGCTCGCAGGCTTTACGCCGGAACAAATCAAGATCCGACATAAAGCTCAGTACTACCAAGCTTTAGCATTACAGACGCTCAATCCGAACGCCTGCATCACAATTATCGATCCTTTGGAGAATCTCGAAATGCCCAAGAACAACGAAACCCTCGTCGACATCGCCAATTCCCAGGCCGTCAACCTCGAAACCATCGAAGTGAAGCCCGAGATCATTCGACTCGAATCAGGCGAACTTGTGCAGGTCCTGCGTCTGTCGAACGGCCAGATCATTCCGCTCAATCAGCGTGGCGGCATCAACCAGACCACCGGCAATCCCCAGATCATTTCCGTTCCGGCGGAAAAGGAAGAAGAAGAAGGTTATTCCTGGAAGAAGATCGCGCTCGGCGTGGTCGGCCTCGCCATCGTCGGCGGCGCCCTCTATTACGGCTACAAACAAATCAGCGGCAATTCCGAAGCTGTCGGCGATGTGGCCATGGCTCTGGCTGAAGTCTGATCGGCATGGATGGGGGAGAGTAACATCTCCCCCTCCGTCCATACAATTTTATTTTTCTTTATGTGGAGAAAAACTATGGATGACCTCATTGAATGTTATTTGATAATCGATAGCATTCAATTTTATTATACTTCAAAACATGATGGAGTTTGTGTTATTCAGGTTGATAATTACTTTAAAGGAAATAGCTACAAGCCAGTAAAGAAAGTTTATGGAATTGGTAAACCCATTAATAGATTAGAAACTAAAATTTCTAATTTAGAAATGCCAATAAAGAATGGGTACTTATTTGAAAAAGTAGATAGTATCATATATTTTGTTGCTATTGAAGAACGAACAGATATTAAAATAATTTGGGATACCAGAAATACAATTTCATTAGTTGATTTTATCGAGAAGCGAGTACATGCTATTGATGCTATTGACAAGACTTTAAAAAGTAGAATTATTTGGAAACTGGAGAATGATCATGGGTACTGGCGAAACGCTGTAAATTGATGAAGGACGAGGCTATGCCTCGTCCTTCATTGATATTTTTTAAGAAGATGTGTTTGTCACAGTACATTTATATCCAGCATTGCTTAAAATAGTAATGATACTATCTTGTCCATTATTAGGAATATCATAAACATCTATAGTGTAAATGGTCGTATCTTGAATAATACTAAAACTACCATTCTGAATCCATTCATTGGCAAATACAACCAATGTACCATCATCGAGTCTAATTAAGAAATATGTTAATGTCTGATAAGCTGGGATAGCACTATTATTTTTTTGTGCATCTGTATTATACTGAACAATATCACGATACTGTTGAGCAATGTCATACTCAACAATACCACGGATAGTACCAGAATAGCTGACACTATCTTTGTTATTAACTGATGTAAAAACTACTTTATCTCCACGAATACTATCTGTAACATATTGAGTCATTGTAGATGTCATTTATTTAATCTCCGTATTAACCGTATCTGGTATGATGATCTTGGAGGAATTAATGATCTTGGGAAGAACTTCCTTAAATCGTTTGATCATCTCAGAATACGTTTCAATTGGCTGTACCAATACAATATACTCAAGGTCTTCAACAGTAGGAGGAGTATCACTATAAGAAAATATAAGTGTTTTTAAAATAGTAGATTCGGAAAGATAATAAGTTTCTTTGTTATTATGAAGTCTATAGCTGAAAATTTCTTCATCAAAATTAACATCTATGAGATCTTTTCTATCAATATCTGTATGGATAATTTCGAGAAGTTCTCTAAAGATGTGTGCGTATTGAGTAAATTTAGTACTGTATACACAGTTTAAATACATATTAGAAACACCATCAAGAATAAATCCAGATTCAATACTAGAGAGAACAGCACCAAATGAATCTTTAATGATCTGAAAATCTGTTAAGCACTCATAACGAGCACCAGATATCGTAATAATTTTTGGTTTAACACAAACTAGCTTTCTATAGAAATTAATATATTCCCTTGCTAAGATATCATCATTGCCAGAATTAACTTGTTTATTACCAGAAGTGAGTTCTTCAATACGAGCTTTGAGTTCATCGACAAGTTCTGTATAGGGTCTAAACTTATTTCTGTTGAGATAAAATGGATGGAATCTATTGTTTGTCTTTTTATAAATATTATTGATTGTAATAAACTTGTCTTTATAATGAAACGAAGCATTCCGAATAATTGAATTCTCTAAAGGTTTATCATTCATATAGTTTTCAGCAACAGAATATTTACCAGAACAAGCAAGAATAGCTTTGAATAATAAAGCACCCTTTCCGGCCATAACATTACCCATAGCTGTAATAGGAATGATTTTGTTCTTATGTTTACGATTATAATTACGAGTAATATCATAAACTTGAGAATCAAAGTTGGGGCACATAAGAAGTAATGTATTTTTAAGTTCTTCTTCATTTGTAATTCTTGTCAAATATTCCATAACCAGTGTATAATCCATAGAACCTGGAATAAGAGCGTCTTCAATAACAAGAATATCGCATTTCTTATATATGCACTGAGTATCTAGTTTATAGTTCATATAGTCTTGGTTAAGTGTACCGTTAAACATAAAATCATAATTTTGTTCTTCAACTGTAAATCTCTCAGAGGTTTCAAATGGAATCTGATTAACTGTGAACATACCATTAAATTCTTCAGGTAGGGATTCGACAACATCACAGATAGCTCTAGCAATCTGATGATCGAACTTAGAAGAAATCATAGCTTGGTTATATGCAACAAAACGAATAGCTTCTTCTTTAGTAATATTAAAATGTTTAACAAGTGAAAATTCAGAATTGTCTATGGTAATGGCACCATCTTCAATACACGATTCGATAAAATCAATAAAGGCATTTAATTCATTAATGATTTCTTTGGATGATTTAATATCATTAGAAATAATATTTAGAAATTTAAAATTCTCACGTTTAATTCTAAAGAAATGTTCAATGATACTTAGGAAAATATACATAGTCGATGTAGTACCATCTTTAGCTTTATCATCAATTCTATTTCCAATATACTTCAACAGATCAGAGATGTGATGCTGAACTCCATTAGCATATTCAATAGAACTAATAATCGTAATACCATCATTCGTAAATAAATTATTATATTTTTCTCGATAGTTATTTCCATTAAATAAAACAATCATAGCATCAGATGCATCGGGGCCACAATGTTCTGACAAAAGATCTTTCATTTTAACACATGTATCAATAACAAAATCAACAAACTTCTTACCACTGATAATATTTAAACTATTCTTATCTCTATTCAGATTTGTTTTTTCTGACATACTTAATACCTTCCTTGTCTAATTTTTGTTTTCTTTGTTCTTCTTCATATTCTTTAATACGACGTTCATTATCTTCTATGATTATTTTTTCTAATACAGTAAATCTATGATACGTTAATTTCATAGTTTCTTTTAAGTTTAATCCAAACTTAGTATGCCATTCTGTATTGAATAAAATATTAGCTACCTTCTTATAAAGTTTATTAAACTCCCAATGCTTAGATCTATTATGAAAACCAACATCTGACATATATGGTAATAGTGAATCAATATGAAGAGTTTCTTCATTAATAGCTTGTAATAGCGAAGTTCTTACAATACCGTAAATACCTCTTAAATTTAATTCTCGAATAAGATTCTCTTTTTTATTAATACTTGCTTCTACTTCTTCTTGTGTAACATCATCAATCGAGTCTGCGACTGAATAAAAAAAGTGGTTTCGGGGTCCACCGTATAAAACCCTTCAGAATAGGTTTCAGGAGTATGACCACAATGAGGGCAAGATTTAACCGGATAGCAAATATGAGAAATCTCAGACTTACCAATAAACTTTTCAACATCTTGAGGAAGATTACATCCAGGATTACGCTTAAACAGAATAGATAAACCTTCATTAATAACAGATTCTTCAGTACTTTCTTTATTCACCTTACCATTCTTAACAATACGGATTTTACTAATATAGGGAACGTATGATTTAAATAAGGAATACTTCAAAGCAATATCAATTGAATCTCTACGCTCTTTATCATTATTACCATGTTCTTGTGCAATGATTTCAGAAACAAAACGACGGCCATATTCAAGATATTGTTTAATAGACGGAATACTGAATTCAAATTCAAACTGAACATTATCAGAAACAGTATAACGACCAGTGTCTTTGAACCCTAAGAGTTCTTGATACTTGGTATACATATCAGGAGTAACAGTTTTCATGCTCTTAAGATTAAAGATATTATCAACCTTCATTTTACTAAAATCATTACGACGAAGTTTAATGATATTAATCAGTTCAGTGACAGAATTATTGCATGACGTACAAACATAAGTATAATTATAACCTTCGGGATGCATAAGCGCCGCAAGTGTCAACATAATAACAGGATAATCAGTAATCTTAATATTTGAAATAAGAGTGTCTTCGAGACGCCAATTACTCAGATTAGTCCCAACTGTAGAATCTAAGAACAGACGAGTACCTTCTTCTTTAATAAAGAAATCATTAAACAAATAGAAAACAACACCAAGTTCACGACCATAAACATTAATAGATTCATAGGCATTATTAAAATATGCATTTAATTTATCCATATCAGGATGTGCCAATTCAATATTAAAACCACTATTCATAAGAGGAATACGCATACAGTCACTAACTTCGAACCTGACTTCATTAAGACCGTCAATAGAATCAATAATACGAATATCATTATGATCAGTAGGTTTAACAGTATAGCGATTACCAAGAATACCTTTACCCTTATCATCGATATATGTAGGAGCAAACATACTCTTATTTTCAATATCTTTAATAGCTAATTGTCGGCGAATAGCTTCTGTTTCAAAAGGAGTATTATTCTGAGTACCACGTACTGTATTAATAAATGCCTGAGCGACAGGATCGGTATCGATCTTATCTTCGGGAATATCACTGAAATAAGCATTCATTGCCTTAATAACATCTTCACTTTTCTGACCAATAAAATACCCTGTATTCTCAGCCATTAATTCAAAATTAGCTTTATCGACAATATCGTTTTCAGTTTCCACTGAACCATCTTCGGCGATTTCGTCGTAGAAAGGCTCAGCTTCAACATCGTCGATATCATCAGAAACAACAATAACTTTATTTTCTAAAGGAGTTTTATCAGAAGAATTATTAGTTTCATTATTTGATTCGAGTTCAGTAGTTAAAGATTCTTCATTACCACTAACGCTATTAACCACACCACCACTTCCACCATCCATGGTAAATGTTGGAGTTATTTTTAAAATATCTTTATCTAACAGATTATCAGTTTTGTTAGGATCGTCGGACATTTTACACAGTCCCTTTCTTTTTTGGGATGACGAATGATAGACACCTTACATCATACATTTCTACATAATTTTCTTCTCTTACATATGCACCATATCGAATACCAGATTCGTCTTTAACTTTATAATAAACTATATATATTTCAGTAGTGTCATTTAGTGGTTTTAAGATATTATTACCAGCTACAAAAAGAAATGATAGCTGATTATATTCATTATTAAGATTGAGAATACTAAGCTCTTCTGGCTCTTGTTTATGAACAAAACTATTAGTATTTTTTGGTATTGTTATTTTTACTTTAGGATTTAATGTGTTATCGAAGAATTCATTAATACTTTTTTCATATTCAGTTATAATGCTTGATATAATAAAGAATTCGTCACATATACCACAGATACGTTTCTTAACATCATCTTTGTTAATATAAATGTTATTATCAATATGTTCAATAACAACGCCATCAAAATTCCACTTTAATTTATTCATAAAAGCTGTAAATTCATTAATATAAAAGACATAACATTTATTCTTTTTAAAATCGAATAATTTAAGGAATTCTGTGAAAATTGCTTTTTCTTCTTCATTTAATAAATTAACAACACCTATAGAAAATCGAATATCACCAAATTCAAACCTAGACGGTTTTGCATTAGATAAAAGAATATGATCATCCTTAACAAGATTAATATACATATATTGTAATTTTCTATTAAAAGGTCTTTGTAGATACTCTTGAAAAATATCTTGAAGTTTATATTTTTTTCGTTCTTTAGGTTTTTTCGTCATTTTTTGTAAGATTGAGTTCAGAAATTGTTTCTCTTAATTTAGCATCTACTGCATTAATACCATCATTAAGTTTAATAAGACTATCGGCAGATGTATGACTAGGTTCGGTAATCAGATTTTTCATACCATCAGAAGCAAGAGATAAAATAGTTAATGTGTCAGAGGTGGAATCAGTAACACCGAGCTTTGAAATACCATCGATAGTGTTATCGATAGTCTTCAGACGATCGGACTGATGATTGAGCTCTTTTGTGATATTTGGGCAAGTATCGACCATAGTGTCCTCTAATTTTCAAGATGTTATTCCTCATTGGGTTCTTACGGAATCATTACCTTGGAGATTTCAGTCTTATAATGTAATATGAAAATTTATTAATATACTAATAATTAACGAATTTATCTTATAAGAATTCTAGAATATATGCATAGGAGTTTGTGTTCATGCTAGAATATTTTAAACAACACGAATACAAAAAAAAGCGTACTACACTAGCAATTTCATATGTTCAAAATATTGTTTCGTATATTAAAACCATGAACCCTAATATGTCAGAAGACCTTATTAAAACATTTGTAACAAATTATATTAAAGAAAATATGCAAAGACCTACTATAGAAATTATTGATCATCCTTCATACGGAAATGCAGAATTAAAAACAGTTGATCTATACGACCATGTTAGAAAACATCAATATAAGCTTATTACTCCTTGTGGTACTATTTATCAGACTCCAGACATTAAAGAAAGTTTTCTAAAAGTAAAGATCAATAAGAATCTAGCCAAACGTAAAAAACTAAAAAACGAAATGTTAAGAGCAGGTGAAATTGGTGATGAGATTACAGCATCGAAAGCTAATTATGGACAATCACAAGTAAAGATTAATACAAATGCTATCCCAGGAGCTCATGGTTCTGAATTTAATTGTCTATCTGATGTTGCTAACTATAATGGTGTGACCTCTACTGCCAGACATGGTGTCATGTGTGGTTATGCACATACTGAGAAATTTATTAGTGGTAATTTCTATTTTCCTGATATAGAACACATTATTAATTATTGCATCTGTCTTAAAAGAATATTTAACAGAGAACAAGTAGAAAATGTTGTCAATAAATTTAATTTATATATTCCTACTGTTAAAGATATAGTTGATCATTTCTTACAAAGTACCCAATTCTATATCAGAAAAGAATTTATTGAAAGTGATATTTATGATCTTATCTCTAAGTTCGATAATATGGAAAGATGTTTTATCTTCTATGCATCGTGTTTAAAGAATATAGTTATGTTTAATACAGAATTCTTTTTACCTTATTTAGACAAGTTCTTCGATAGGGATAATTTGATTATAGATAATGATGTTAATATTAAAAAGATTAATGACTTCAAAGGAGATCTTAAAAATGTTATTACTTCATTAAATTCTGATCTTATTGACAATTTACCATTAGAAGATGCTATCAAGGATAATCACCCTAATGTAAGAAATCTTATTACTATTGGTGATAGAATGCTTAACCATACAGATGAAATTCAAGATATTATTTCTACATTTATAACAATTGATATGGATGTTGCTGATGCTATGGGTCATCCAAATATGATCAGGCGATGTGTCATTGCATCAGATACTGATAGTGTTATCTTTACAGTACAAGATTGGGTAAAGTGGTATACCGGACATTATTTACAATTTAGTAAGAAAGCATTTAATATTAATGCATTTGTGGTCTTTATGTTAAGTATGTCTATTGAACATTTATTTGCAAGGTTGAGTACAAGTTTTGGTATCGTCGGAAAAGATGCTGAAAGAATTATTATGAAGAATGAATTTCTATATCCTATTATGCTCAATACCCCGTTACCAAAACATTATATCGGATTGATTACAATTCAGGAAGGTAAGATTCTTGCTAAAATTAAACTTGATATTAAAGGTCTTACTTTAAGATCTAGTGCACATTGTTTAGAAACAAGAACCTCTACAAATAAATTTATTGATTATGTATTAGATGGTGCAACTAAAACTGGTAGTTTGAGTGCCGAAGAAACATTTATGTTTGTTTATGAACACGAACAGACTGTTTATAAATCATTATTAAATGGTGATAAGACATTCCTAACAGTTACTCCTATTAATGAAAAAGAACAATATACAGATCCATTAGTTTCAAAATACTTTTATTATTTATTTTGGTCTGAAGTATTTGCAGAAGAATATGGTGAGTTCTTATTACCTTCTAAAGGACACGTTGTTCATTTATTAAATAAAGGAAAGTCTATTAAATCGGAAGCTTATTTAAATTATCTTAAAGAAAAGAATGAGAAGTTATACATCAAGCTTGTCAACTTCTTTGATAAATATCCAAACAAAAATATTAGTTTTATTATTTTTCCATCATCTATTAAAAAGATTCCAGAAATATTTATACCATTAATTAATTATAGACGAATTGTATTTGATAATTCTACTCCTCATTATTTAATTATTAGAAGTTTAGGTATTCCTTTTGGCGATAGTAAAGTTGGTACCATCATTAGTGATATTTATGGACAGGATCTTATTGCCGGTACGGTATCTGGAAAAAAGACTGAAGATGATAGCATGTTAGAAGATGAAGATATTACCAAATTATTAGAAGATGTTGAAGCAGAAGATAATGTTAATGATACAGAGAGTGGTGGTACTGAAGATGATGACGAAGAGTAGGGCTTTTAGCCCTACTCTCTTATTTCAATAATAGAAAAAAATATACTATGACATCCTCAAACATAAGAGGTATACCTTCTATGATTCAGACTGAGACATATGAAAACTTTATATCTAGATTATGTACAGTTTCAAAAAATGTAAGAGATGCTATTGAAAGTCAGTCTTATTTATTATCCCACGATCCAGATAGTGTTACCGATGATGATATTTTGTATTATGCATTAGATATTATTCTAGATGATTTTAATCAATTAGGTATTGAATTCAATTGTAATAGAAATGATATGTTTTCTAACGCTTTACATATTGAATTATTTATTACATTAGCTGAAATTACAAATGCTACCACTTTATATTTATCTATGAAAGATATGGATTTTAAAACAATTATACGATCCATTCTTACAGATGGTGGCCCCGAAACATCAACAGTTGGCGATCTATTACATTTTGTTGGTGTCGTAAATGAAAAGACAAGAGAGACTTTATATAGTTGTTATGAATACCTTATTGATAAAGTATCATCATCTCAGATCTTTGATATGTATTTAGATGGTTTGTTAAAGATAGATGATAGTTCGATTGAATTTGAAATCGATAATGAATATGTTACTAGATTTATGAGAAGGACATATTCTGTCTCTAGACTTTATAATAGTTTGATTTCTGCTTTTAATATTCAATTTAGAAATAAATTCGACATTGATATTCTCTATGTACTGGTCGAGATGCATATTAATTTTATAACATCAAAAGATAATGTTAATCAGTTTGCTTGGCTTGATGCGGTTACTATAGATAAAGTCGGTGGTAATACTATTCTTATCAACGCCCTTATTACCAAATATCAATATACGTTGAATACACTATCTCCTTTATGTATTGGGTATTATAAGGATAAACCTACATTTAATAAACAAACTATATGTCTCATTATTCTATTATCTTCTATTGTAAATACAATCTATGAATTTTCACATATAAATAAAGAAACTTCTAAAGATGTATATATTAAAAATATTTTAGACAACTATAAAGAAAGAATTACAGAAGCTACTGAAAATAACATATTTACAAATGTATTAGAAATGTTGGATATGAAATATGTAAATCAGATCATGGATATTGTTAGATTATTTGACTTTAGTACATTCTTTAGTGCACAGGAAAACATTAAATGATTAATACAGCCAAACATAATTTTATTTTAAACTATGTCAGAAACTTTCTTATATTAGATTTTCTTATTGATGTGTTTACGGAAAGTCAAAAGACTAAAGCAATAGTTATAGAAAATGTTGGTTCTGATGGTAGTGTTAAAGTACAAGTAGAGGGAGACGATACATATCTGTATAAAGGAAAATTATTAAATGTATTAGGTCAACTTTATTATATATTTTCATTTACAGAAAATAATGATTTTGAATCATTAATCGACAATAATGAAACTGATATAACATACGATCCTTATTACAATATGGGTATTTATAAGAATAAGAACATTAATAATATTATTTGCTATCCATTAAACATGACAGCGTCCGGTTTATTTTTTGGTTATGGTGATCATATTCTTATTACAAAAAATGATATTGTAAATGTACCAGATGGAGAACAAATAGAAACATCTATTGGTAGATTGCTTCTTAATTATGTATGGTTAGCAGATCCATTTGGTGATATTATTCCTTACATGAATAACACTATTCGCCCTAAAAAAGATATCGATCCCCTTATTGTTACATTACTGATTGAAGGTAAAATTAAAGTTGATCAGGCGTATGCTTACTCAAGAAATCTTTATTATTTACAAAGAACCGAATTAGCAGTTCCTGCTTTTACTAAAAAATCTATTTGTATTAATCCTGCTATTATCAAGAGACGAGACGAACTCTTAATAGAATATGCCGAAGAGATTAAAAATGGTAATGCTATTGTTATGAATAAAATAGAAGAAGAACTTGTTAGAATGGACAAAGAAGATATTAGTACTGACGTAAGTGCTGTCTTTTATGATCATGATAGTAAGTCATACGAAAATCACAGAAAAAATATGTTTATTACTGTTGGTGCTGTTAATAAGTTTGGTGATGAATCTAACTATAACTTTATTGATAATAATATCGATGAAGGTTGGGACTTTAAGAATTTTGCTACTATCTGTAATGAAATTAGACGCGGTTCTTTTGGCCGAGCAAAAGAAACAGCTAAGGGTGGTGAAGAATCTAAATTTCTTATTCGTATTTTTCAGAATACAAGAATTATTGAAGATACCTGTGATTCTACTAGACACTTGACTCTTGAATTAACTAAGGATAATATTAAAGATTATTATTATAGAAATGTATTATCTCAAGATAATAAAACATACGAAACCATATATCCTGAAAATGTATCAAAGTTTGTTAATAGAACTATTAAGATGAGATCTCCCCAGACATGCTCTACTAAAAATGGTTATTGTTATTCTTGCTGTGGTGAAGACTTTAGACAGATGAATCAAGAAATTATGACTATGAATGCTATTACTGTCGGTACTGAATTCCTTAATCTATCAATGAAGGCTATGCATCAAGCATCGCTTGGATTATTTGAAGTAACATCTGTTAATAAATACCTATATTAGAAAAATAATCTTATAGTAACACGAAACCAACAAAGAGAAAGATCAGAAATATGTCTAAATTTGCTACATATGACAAAAACTCCAACTCGTCATCTGCTGCTGCTGGTTTGACTACAACACAGGTCAGCACACTGACAACGACTCAACTCGATTCTTTATCGACATCGCAGATAAATAATCTGACTACCACACAAGTTGTTGCTTTGGAATCTACACAGATTTCTGAGCTTATTTCAACAGATATTCAGTTATTAACTTCTACTGATATAAGCACTTTAACAACAACTCAGATTGATACTCTTGATACTACGCAGATCAATACATTGACTACAACACAGGTTGGTGAATTAATAACAACCAACATTCAGCAGTTACAGACTTCTCAAATTGCTGCCATTGTTGATAATCAGGTTACTGCTATCATTGATGAAGTTCTTGACAATACCAGTACTATTAATACTATTGTTACTGATCCCAATGATACATCAGTTGCTATTATCAATCATTATCTTGAACTCTATGTTCCTATTGCTAAAGACGCTTTTGATCCTACTGGCTCCAAAATGAGAAATGCTGTTACTAATTTATTGTATGCTATGAACGAAGCTCTTCGTGTCAATAATGATATTGTTTATAATGCTATTTTCAATTTCGTCAATGAACACAAAGATGGTATTATGGCACATGGTAGTTCAATGCGTGGTGTTCAGGGTCTTGGACGAACTGATATCGATCGTATTACTATTTTCTATGGTTTAATACATCGCATTGCTACTGATGGTAAGAATACTCCTAAGTTTAACGAACAGAATATTAAAAACATTCTTAAGACGGATTATTTTATTCGGTGGGCTAAGAAGAAAATTAATAAGTAATCATAAGGTCTACACGGTAGGGCATAAGCCCTACCGTGTAGATATTAAAATTATGACATATCTTTTGAATCAGTTCTTTTTTCAAAATCTTTAATAGTACTTGCCATTTCTGCATTGTTATTTTTTAATTGATCCATAGATGCTGTTAACTCAGAGTCTTTACTAGCATTATCAACACCGACACCATCGTGTAATGTAAAGTTTCCAAGTTGCATTTTATTGAGGACCTCCACAACAGCTGCACTGGCACTAGAAGTTGATTCTGAATCCTTCTGTTTAATTTTGGTACCAACTTTATCTTTAATAGCTTTTTCTTGAGATTCAACAACACCGACATATGTATTAACGAGAGAAATTTGAGCAGTTAATAACTCCGAATTTCCATTAGGATTAATTTCTATTTTATCCATAGCTTTGTCTAAAATTTCTAATGCTTTACTTTTCTTTTTTTCACCACTATCATAAATTATATCTAACTTAATAAGGTCTTCATCTACTGATCTAGACTTAATTTCTTCGGTCATGTACTATCCCCAGTGTAAATTGTTTAAAGTTAAAATTATACTTAATAGTATAAACTATCAAGGGTGGAACTATATAATATTTTTATATGGATTTTATCTATATATTATTAAAGAGAAGCACAAGGAAGATTAAGAGCATGAGCGACAACAAACCGGTACGTTCATATACTGCTAAAAATATTATTACAGCTGGCGGACTTCTCCCTGTTAGGTTAACACCGACTCAGTTTATTACACATCTTAATACAAAAGGACAATTGCATCTTATTGGTGAACTAACATCTAATGCATTCGATGAGCATTTCTTGAAGTTTATCGATCATGGCGAACGCCCGCCTCTTACTATTGTTCTTATTAAAGATATTAAGAATGAAACATATCAGATGATTATTAAAGACAATGGTCGTGGTATTCCTATCGAATCTTTGTTTGATAGTATTTGTGTTCTTCATACGTCTGGCAAATTCGATATCGAAGGTAATGCTACAACATATGCTTCTACTGGTGGTCAGTTCGGTATTGGTGCTAAAGCTGCTACTGGCGCTAGTAAAGATTTTAAAGGTATTACCATGACAGAAGATGGATATGCTTCTGTCTATGCACATCAAGGTAATCCTGATCAAATCATTATAGATAAATCTGTAAAGCCAAAAGAAAGTGGTTATTGTACTATCTTTGAATTTGATAAATTAATTTTAAGTGAAATTAATACTTTTAGTTCTACTGGTTATTTAGAACTGTTATTTAAGTTGAGAGCACTGGGATACTTTAAAACAAATAACATTATCTTTAAGAGTATTATTAATTCCGTCCCTAATAATTTCTGGAAAAAAGGTCCTGTCGAATCTATGGCATATATTGATTCTATTATTAATAAAGCCACTACTGAATATTCATCACTCGATGACACAGATACCATTAGTTATTTAAGATCATATTTAAATATTAATCGTCCTTTTGTTTGGGAACTAAAGTTAGATGCTAAGGATGGCGATTCTTATATGTTTAATATTGAAATGTATTATACTAAAATGAATGATAAAAGTAAGTTCTTATCATTTGTAAATAATATTCAAATCGATGATAATGAAAGCACACACAATTCTACTATAGAAAAAGTATTAAAGAAAATTATGGGACCGATGATACTGGATGAAGCTATTAAGAAATTCTTTATGTCTAATATGTATACCATACCACTTTATTATGCTATCAATATGTTTGTTAAGTATGCTAAACTTGCCGGTAGTACTAAGCATGGTTACTATGATGATAACTTTGAAAAAGTATATACCAAAGTACTTCATGAACTATTTCAACAAAATATAGAAAAGGTTAATACATTATTCTCACTTATTAAAGACGATGTTGAACGCCTGTACAATATTAGTATTCTTGGTAAAACAGAACGTCCTAGAACATCTGCTCGATTTTATGAGAATCTAAATTTTCCTAATAAGTTTGTGAACTGTATGGAACCAGGTCATCCTGATTCTGAATTAATTTTGGTTGAGGGCGATTCTGCTAAAAATGTCGAAGGTCGTAATAGTAAATACCAAGCTATTTATGCATTACGTGGCGTTCCTATGAATGCTTTAAAATTAATGCGAAATCAACCTGGCGATCCTAGTGCTTTTAGAAGTCCTGAGATTCTTAAGAAACTAAAAGCAAATGATATCTTTTATGACATTATGACTATTTTAAATATTGATCTTCATAACTTCGATGTTACAAAACTTAATTTTCGTAAAATTATTATTGCAACAGATGCTGATGAACATGGCTACCATATCGCTTCTTTGTTAATTGGTAACCTATATGCAATGTGTCCTAAACTCATTGAGACTGGTATGGTTCATGTGGCTATGCCTCCTCTTTATGGTTTGAAATATAAAGGTGATAAGTCTACTAAAGATAAAATTATTTATTTGCGAGACAGTGATGCTGTTACAGAATGGATGGCTAATGTTATTTATAGAGAAGCTCTTTCAATTTCATATGATTTCAAGGGAAAACGATATACATTTACTGATGTTGATTATATTGGATCTATTAAGAAGATTATGGATATTGGAAACATGATGCAGAATATTTCTAATGAACTCAATATTGATCTACAGATCCTTGAAATGTTAACGCATGTTACAAAATATTTAGAATATGGTTGTGTCGATGTGAATAAAATTAAAGAAATATTATCAATCGATAATACGATGGAATCTATCAATATTCATTATCATGAAAAGACACATAATCTTATTTTTGAAATTGGTAGAGAAGATATCTCTATTCCTCTTTATAATGTCAGAGAACGTTTATATGAATCTATTCTTCCTGTTTTGAATGAAATTGGTTGGAAAGAAGGTTTACAGTTTTATGTGACGACAAATCACAATCCTAATTATATCGATTATCCTGTTTCTATTATGCAACTTTATACTATTCTTAAATCATTTGATAAATATGTTGAATTAGAGAGATATAAAGGTCTTGGTAGTATGAATCCTTCTGACCTTGGTCGTATCTATAGTAATCCGAACAGTCGTCGTATTTTCCAAATAACATCTGTTGGAAGTATAAATGATATTTACAATATGTTAGGAGGTCAGAGTGATACACGTAAGGACATTTTTAACAAGCCTGAAGCTCAGTACTGATAATAATTGTAATATTAATGAACAGGAATGTACAGAAATAATAGATAATGACATTACTGGTATTCTTAATAAACTGAATAATGGAAATTATTTAAACATGGAAGCCAATGATAAAGAGATGTTGGATTGTATTCAACATCTCTTTAAAGATGATAAGTTCTTTAAAAAATATGATCTTAAATATGAAGAATCACATTTAGAAAATTATGAATTTAATAAGAGTTTAAGATACAATTTACGATTAGAGAAACTTATAACTGAATTATATGTTGGAGAAACGCAACGAACTTCTTTAAGCCATATTGTTAGAGCTCTAGAGAAAAATAATAGTACTCGTACATCATTAATTAATATGATCTATGTTCTACGAGAAGCTAGTACTGTACTTCATCAATATCCCGATATTGTTAATATTCCTAAGATAAGCGAAATCACTAGATTAGATAATGAGAATATTTTAATACGGAATAATTTTAGAAAAAGTAGACCAACTGGAAAGATTAATGAAATCATTCATATTAAAAGATCTGATAGGCAATCAACTATTAAAGAAATATTAAATTGTTTGATTTTATTGTTCTATACATCTTCTAGATTTACTATTGAAGATTTTAGTTTAAATGTGAAAATACGAGCACTTATACTAGAATACATTTCTGTTATAAGAGCAAACAATTATAATAATGTCAATATACATGCACATCGATATATCGTAAGATTGTTAAATCTCATTAATGTTGAATATAAAGATAATGTAGAACAAGATAAAATGAGTTATGAAGATTTTGAAAAATATATATTTAATACTATTTTAATATCTACAAATATTATATATAAAACATTCTTAGTTTTCATATTTGGACAGTTTTATTTACATACGGATGAAGAAACATTTAGAAAAGATTGGTGTTTGTTAGATCAGTCACTAGTTGATTATAGTACTAGATATATATTACTTAAGTGAAACAAGTTTACTTCTTAAGTAAACAAACTTAAACTGACAGCAGATTCCGAAGGACCACACCGGATGCGCCTTTTTATCCTGAAAAGAGAAGTGGTTGGTACTAGCCATTATCTCGGTCGCATAGTGCGACTACTCTTCTACTGCCTCCGTGTTTCTAATGAAGATTATGTCAAGTCTTATTTTAATTATGGTGAATCTCTTGGTTGGCAGAATGATGCTATTATTCAACAGAAGAACAATCATGGAAAATGTCTAAAAAACCCGAATGGTCAAATTACCTTTCCGAAGGCTATTTTCACTATTGTTAGCATTTTAAATCTTCGTATCAAGGACATTACATTTACTCTTGAGAAATCGGATGGTACTGAATTTGTTGTTTCTTATAATGACAAAATAGAGGATCTGGAAAAGAGACTCAATGCGCCTCCGGCTCCTGAAGATCCCGCAGAAGAACAAAATCCAACCTATGGCAATAATCGACTTTTATAAGACATAATGACATATATGGAAGAGCACCTATAGGTGCTCTTCCATTATGTTTTTACTACTTTTGAGTATTATATAATCCAACATACATTAGGGAAAAGTAGATCGAATGGAAGACATTTCCGCATCTGATACTATTCTCGATTTTACTAAAAAGTTTGGAACTGGATTAATTGATAAAACATTTCCTAATAAATTTGATGGACTCAAAGACGGCCAGCGTCGTATCTTTTGGTCGTTGAGAAATGATATGAATGATATTATTCCGAGTAGTCAATTAATTGCAAGTACTATTAAATATCATCCACACGGTGATGCTACTATTTATGAAACTGCTGTTAGACTAGCACAGAATTTTAATTGTAATCCTCCACTTATTGCATTTGAATCTTCCGTGGGTACTTATTCAAATCCTATACCTGCCAAAGGTCGATATACAAAATCAAGAATACCCGATTATACAAAAGATCTTTTTTACAAATCAATTGATATTAATACTTTACCGAAAAGATTATCCGATACCCATAGTGGTTATGAAGTTGAGTATTATATTCCTACTATTCCTTTGGCTTTGTATTTTGGAAGTGACTCTATTGGATTTGGTTATAATAGCGAAATCATGTCTAGGAACTTAGGTGATATTTGTGATATCGTTATTGCATATGCAAACCATAGAAAGAATAGTCCTATATCACCATTTGATTATACTAAGATTGTAGAATTGTTCTTACCGGATACTCCTATTGACAATATACTTATTAATAGAGAAGAACTTATTGAAAAATACAAACATGGTATGTTTAATGCACAATCTATTATTAGTGGTACTGTAAAACTGTGCAGTAATAAAATCATTATTTATACCCTTCCATATGGAACTCCTTATGGTTCTATTATGGAAACTATGTTAGCATTAATGAAAGTTAAAAATGGTTGGTATGATCGTAATATTGAAAGAATCACAGATAATTCATCAGAAAGAAATATTGGTAATCTTGTCATTGAGTTAAAGCCAAATAGAAATGTATTTGAAGCATGGTCAATGATCTCTAAGAAAATATCATTTACAGGATCATTAAATCCAAATAATCATTTCTCTGAATATGGTTCTATTTTGAAAATAAGCCCCATTGCATTATTACGATATTGGTATGAAGCACGGTGTAACATTCTTATTTCTTCTAAGAAATATAAAATCTCTAAATTAACGACAGAATTGCGACAGCTTAATGCATTATTACTTATTTGTGACCATACCGATGAAGTTATCAAAATCATTAAAAATAACAATACCATAGAAGCTATTAAACTCTTTAGAAGTAAATTTCAGTTAACGACGTATCAGGCTTATTATATCCATAAAGCTCCTCTTAATACATTAGGAAAAGATTCAAAAGAAGAACTTCTTAATGCATTAAGAATCACAGAAAACAATATCGAAAAGATACTAACATCATTTAAAAATATTGATAATGAAATAGCTGAAGAAGCGCAATATATGAAAGATAAATATACTGTAAAAAGAAAATGTATTAGTCATAAATTTATTGGATATGTGAAAGTTGATGGTGGAAATATTCAGTTTGAGAATACAAAAGAAATTTATGATATTCTAAATGACTTTCCTAAATCTCGTATTGAAATTTATACGTATAACGGATCTCATATGTTTCATGTCAATGCTCAAGAAAAGATAAATGAAAATATAACAATTAAATATACTGATGGTGATCATTATTCATTACCGACAAATTCTATTTACACTATAAATATTGCAGATGGTGCAGCATGTTGTGTTAAGGGATTTCAGCCAGGATTCAGAAGTAGTGGATATTTTTACACTTCTCATACTGCAAAGATGATCTGTAAAGATGGTACTATCTTAACTGGAAAGATCGATGATCATATTTCTTTAAAGAAGACTATTTGTAGAGGTGCAAATACTGATATCATATATGTTTATCCAGAAAATAAGAATGATCATTTTATTATTTCGATGAATGATGATCTAGAATTAACAAATACTGTTACTATTCAAAGGATCAGACCTACAACTACTAAAATACAGATGAGAATGAAAGGTAAAAATTATATTACTCATTCTAACATAAGTAAAGATGTTTTCTTTAATTTGTTCTCTCAGTGTATCAATAGAACCTCTGCACGAATCATTGTGTTCAAAGATCTCAACAAACTCATGGAAGATAAAGATGTTTTTAGGATAGATATAAACACTATGAAGAAATATAATAAACTTATCGAAGTTATCTAGATGACATGTGAAGGAGACAGTCACATATATGTGACTGTCTCCTTCACGAACACGAAAGGGAAAAACAATTGACAACGATCGGAGTATTCGTTTCTAGAGATGGTAATACTATTGCAGTTGATAAAAAAATATCAGTAGGAAGCTATACTACATTTGAACTATCTAAATATACTGAAATATATGATCAAAAGATGAACAAGTTAGTTCTTATCTGTATTGGTACTATGGTTGTATCTGAAATAATTATTAATGAAATAAAAGAAATCATAAATAATAATGAAATACTTATTGAAGATATAAATATTTTAAAGTTAAATATTCTAAATGATATTTTGAAATCAATAAATAAAATAATAAATGATATAGATAGTATAACTTATTCAGATAATGGATTGGTATTATTAGTATCTAGGGATTCTGTACTTTTAATATGTAAAAATAAAGATAAAAAAGCATTTGTTATAGAACCATCGAGTTCGTTATTTCAAAATAACTATATTGCAACATTTGGTTCAGGTTGTACATTATTAAAAATGGCATCAGACTTTCTCGATGAGTATGACACGGTTAAAAAAGGAAGTAAAGAATATTTTACTAAAGCTTTTGTAAAAGTAGCTATATATGATAAAGCAACCTCTTCTAATATTGATTATATTACATTCTGACACGACTCGGTGAGTGGATAATTCCACTCACCGCAGTTATATTTTTTATCAAAAAACTATTTTATGATTTACGCATAATTAAGAGGGCATAATGACAAATAGAAAAGCAGCACAAGACTGGTTTTTTAATTTATTGAAAAGTGTCGATGATACTGATGTGAATGTTAAATTTTATGAAAAGAAGTTTGGTAACATGGATGATAAAATGTTTGATAAATATATGAAAGATTTACAAGACGGAAAAACAAAACTATATTTCTATACCCCACCTAAAGTCGTTAATATAAATACTGCCAAAGTTATTGCTGCCGCCGAAAAAATAGGTCTCAAATTATTTGAAAGATTGTTATTGTGGGATCATGTCACTAAAAGATATATCCTTACTCCTCAAGAATATCTTGTTGTTGATTTACCAGTTAGACCACAGAAACAATATCTCGATGATAAGATCTCATTACCGGAAGGTGATACTAAAATATCAACAACATCTGGACAGGTTATGAAGCCTGATAAAGGATCTTCTATCGCAATCGTTGAATTACAAACTATATTGTCAAAAGGTTTAAAGAGTTCTGCATACGAATTGATGAGAGTTCGTGGTGGTGATATCTATGCTTATGCTAATCTTAAAAGTCAATTAGAAGAAACTGGTAGTGCTACATTGGATTCTATTCCTGATGATTCTAGAGCTAGAAGTAATGAAATTCTAAAAGCATACTTTACTGGTATGCACCTTGGGACCAATCTATAATGGCTAGTACATCAGCTGATCTGAGTGTTATAAGTAATGCTTTGGCTGCTACTGCAAAAGCAGAAAGTGCTGTTGCTCAACTAACAGGATCTACAGCATTAAGTGCTTCTGCATCCGATTTAATGTCTATTGCTAAAACAACAAAAGCTATTGCAAATACGACGAATACAGTATTGGCTACCCTGAAGACGACAACGAGCGATCCTTTATCTGGCGGTTATACACAATCAAAAGCTTATTCTGGTTCATTTGTTACTAAGAAAACTTCATCAAATACTGGACTAGTTGATTTTGCTATTGGGGCTGCTGCTGTAGCCCAAATAACATCGAGATTGACAAGTTCTCAAATAGGTAGTGTTTCTAGTATATCATCTTCTATGTCAAGTATGCTTTCTACTCAATCTGGATATTTGAGTTCATTGGCCTCAACTATTACTACAGATGCTAAACTTGCTACTTCTTTAGCTAACATAGCTAGTGGAGTTGCATCACAATTAAAGATGTTTAAACAATCTGGATTAGTAGCTCTTGGTGCTACCGCTGCCGTATTAGGGACTGGATATATTGCGAGTTCATTATCTTTATCTACAGCATCTATATCGTCTAGTAGTTTTACTTCATTTTTAAAACAGGCAACGGCAGTATTTTCTTCCGTTGCTAATGCAACTGTTGCTATAGAAAAATGCTATCAAACATTAACATCATCTTGTACAGATAGTTCTGGTAAATGCATAAGCGGTGTACCAAGAACAGCATCTTCATCAACATACTCTTCGTTAACAACTATAACTCAAAAAGTATCAGTCTCTGCTAGTACGGCAACTATACCAACAACAACCGATTATAGTACGACACAAAATACCTTTAATACTACATTAACATTAAATATAGAAAATGGATTTACAACATTGGTAGAACCTATGTTAACTGATAGTTCGTTTAATAGTACATCTATTAACGTCGTAAAATCATTATTGATGTCGGTATGTAAAAGAGGCGATGTCTATATGGCATATATTCTTATAAATGCAATAGGTGGTAAAAATGTCACTAATCCGGTTGCCATGATAAATTATATTCTTAAAAATGAACATATTACATCATCTGAAGATCCTACATCAAGCTCAACTTCTACAGATAGTAATATTAATACATATACAGCAGATGAATATACTACATATATAAATGAAATAATGACATTAACAAACGTATCACAATCACAATTATATAATTCAAAATCAAATTCTAGTTTATATAACTATAAAACGGTTGAAGCATCATCATCTTCGACAGTAACGAATTCTTTATTGACATCAGAGGTTGTTAAATTGGTATCTGCTGCAAGTTCAACAAACTCGTCTTCTAATGCAATAACAGCATGAGACAGTATATCTTACTAGAGTGATGGCATATGCCATCACTCTAGTAGTATACATTATACATAAAGTGTATTTCGATATGGTTTAGATATATATTACTATTTTGAGAAGACAATATATTTATTGTTGTCTTGTATGTAATTCGGAGGCTATCATGTCTGACTTGACTATCTCCAGAACGGTCGGTTGGGTTGCGACCATTACGCTCATTTGCATTGGAGCCCATACCATCTGGTCTCGGTATTCCGAACTTGTCGAAAAAGAGAATCGACTCAAAAGCCTCGACGAAGATGTCGTCGAACAGATGTTCAAAAATCGCACGTAAGTGGGGGGAGCAATCTCCCCACCTACTTTTATTTTTTGTTTTATCCATCGATTGTATAAATATATATTATTAAAATGACAAGGGAAGTTTTTCTTTTCGGATAGGGGCTGTCTATAATGGGGTCTGATAGAGATTCTATTATTGAAGATATGAATGTTATTGAACTATTATCTGCACATGGATATTTTGATGAGAATAGTCCTGAAGTAATACGCGAAACTAGAAATGGATATTTTTCTCTTGACAGTTATACGAACGGTCATACAAGAGGAATTTGTAAGGAGCAATATATTACAAATAATACTAATGAACCACTATATGTTATTGATCATAATAATAACAAGTATGAGATCCTTCCATCGAAATCTTCTGGTGTAGATTATCGTGGATCACTAGATGGTAGATTATCTATATTCTTTTGTCAAAAAGATTCTGATGAATCAAATAGAGAGACTAATAATAAGTTCGATTTTGAACAGATAGCTATTGAGAAACTACGAATTAAACCATACTACTGCAATAGATTAAATCTATTATTTACAACTGGTGATTTTGTAGAACATGTCAAACATCCTTTTTCAAAAGATGCATATCAAGATACAATAAAAAGACACCATGCAATGATATTATCAAATATTGTAGATGAAAGTTCTATCAGGATATTTGCATATGATCCAAAGTGTCGTATAAAGAATTTATATATTGAAATGGGATCTAATATTGTAACTGTTCCAGTTTTGCATACGCAAAGTGGAACCGATGCATATGTTGTTATTCAATATCTACAAGAAAATAAAACATATGACACACATACATGTTCATTAGAAAAAGCATTTGAAAAAGCAGATTCTCTTATTTCAATTAATGGATTGACATTCAGTGTTTGTAAGAGTATATTATCTCATCACTTAGAATTTAAACGTAAAAGAATGACTCCTAACATAGATGAAAAAGTCATCAATGATGGAGATTTTATTCAGACAAAATACATCGATAGATATGTTAATAAAATTATTGATGAAAAAGATACAGAAATAAATATTCTAAGGAAAGAACTAGAAGATGCAAAAATAAATTATAAGAAATTAACTGATGGTTCTTATATAGAAAAGAAATCAGAGGTTGTATTATCTCAAATTGAAATAGAGAAAATGAAAGTAACAGAATCTATTGCTAAACACGGTAGTCAACTACATACTGATAGATTAAGTTTTGGTAAAGATATTGTCGGGTTTATAGGATCTTTATTCAAAGCAATCGCAGTAATCATTCCTGCGGTTTATGGTATTTATAAATTCTTTAAAACATAATATTAATAACCAAACGATCACAATAGGGGACGTGAGTTATGGTTGATACGAATGTACTAAGAAGTATTCACGAAAATACCCCTAAGTATAATAGACATACTCTTATTGATTATATGAAAAATGAATTAGATCGCGCTCCTGAGTTTGTTGGTGCTATTTTAAATGAAGGCGTTAAAATGTTTAATGGTGTTATTACATATGTCGGTCATAGAGTTCTTCCCCCTGAAGATAGAGCTAATTTTGAATTAGCTGTTTATAAAGGATGTTCTGTTCATACATCAGAACTCATTTTAACTGAATATATTTTCGAATATGATGGTAAGAAATTTCAGTCCCACTTCTATCTTCCTTATCTTAGAAATAATGTTATCACGATTATGGATACTATGCATGTTGTTCAAAAACCTATTACAGAACAAGTGTTTAGTAAAACCGCTACTGGTGTTACTGTAAAGACTATTCGTCAACCTATTCCATTTCATCGAAACAGCACCTTTGATGTACGATCAATATGTGGTCGTTATGCTTCAGTCGACTATATCACAACACTGAAGATACATCAAAATCCTACAAGAAGTAAAGAAAAGAAAAAAACTTATGCGACTTGTTTACACTATCTTTTATGTAAATATGGTATCGTTGAAACATTGAATAGATTTGGTCTTACTTCTGAAGATATTAGTATTGTCGAAAGAGTCAATAATGATGAAGATATATATTACTATTTTGAAGCAAAGCAGCATATTAAGAAAATTCCTATGAATTTATATTTAAAGGTTAAACAACATGTTCTCTTATCTAATAAAACAAATCTAAAGATCGTTGCTAATCTTTTATATATTTTAACCCCATTTACTAAATACAAAGTTGAAGATATTTATGATCCTGAAAAAACTGCATTTAGAATCATGTTAGGTAAGATTATTCATGGTGATACTATTACCGAAGCGTCTAGTAAAAATAGGATTGATAATCATATTCGTAGTGTTGATAATGCATTAGATCTTATTACTATGTATCGATTGAATGCATATGGCTATAATGTTAAAGATATCTATGATTTTCTACAAGCAGTATTTTCAAATATAGATACAATTATTTTAGAATCTAGTTATACTGATCTTTTCAAGATGAGAATCAATATCGTTGAAACAATATTAGTAGATACTATTTGTAAGAGTGTTTTTGGTCGTTGGTATTATGAAGAAACAAATCCTAGTCGGTTGAATGAACAAGAAGTTAAACGTATTTTAAAGTTCGATCCTATGCTTATTCGTAATCTTAGTTCGAATCGTATTGTTCAAAAGAGTCCTCAGATTTATGGCGACAACCAGCTTATTCCCTGTTTATGTCAAAAGACGAGACAATCGAGTATTTCACAATCTGGTAAAGTTTTGAAATCTGCTGATCATAGATTTAACCCATCTGCTGCCGCTGTTGAAACAATTTATGTATTTAATAAAAGTAATCCTGGTGCTGGTGGTATCATAAATCCATACTTAGAAATAGATAATAATGGTACTATCATTAAACCTGCATATTCTGCTGAACTTGACAGTATGAAGAAATTTATTCCTAATAACTAAAATAACAATCAGTCAAAACAAGGGGACATTCTGATGGTTAGTTTCGGTAATGGCGGTGGCTTTGGTCAAAATAATAATAATAATAATAATAACAATATGAATAATGTGATCAATGCTTCTATTAATCTTTGTCAAGATATATTAGAAAATAAAATGAATTATGAAAATAACGAAGAACGTATTGTTGCTAAAACTATCTATAATAGCATTTCTGCCAATACTATTGAGCGTACTAAGATCGGTAATGTATTTAAGAATTTTATTATCAATTGTGCTAATAATAATACTAGCGGTGTAACCAAGGATGATGTTATCAATTGGTGTAAGAAATTCATCACTGATAACTGGACTGCAATCGGCCGTGCTGTTATGGAAAAATCCAATAGTAATAATAGTTTTGGTGGTGGTGGTAATTCCTTTGGTAATAGCGGCGGTAGTAGTTGGGGCGGAGGAAGCAATAACAGCTCTTCTTCCAATTTCGGCGAACGCGCTTCGATGAACGATCTCATCGACGGTGTTCATTCTAGTGGCTCAAAAGATACTAATAATTCTTTTAATAGCATATTCAATGACGATGACAAAGCTATTAAGAAACAGATTATTATCGAGAATGTTAATAAGGGCGACTTTTACTCGCAGAGGGTTGTTATGACTCAAACGGAACCGAAGATCGATATATTCTCTGGTTGTAATTTCTTCAAAGTAGAACAATATTCCAAAAACAATGATATGTTTAATGATGGTAAGACCGTACATACTTTTGTTGTTGATTATGTTCGTTCTGAGATGAGCGATCTTCAGATCTACAATGATATTCGCAAACATATCAATCCTGAAGTTGTTGATGAGCATTATGCCGTTATTGTTCGTTATAATCAGTTGATGCATCTTGGTATCGGTACGAATAGGTTCAAGACTGTTCGTGGTGTTATTCGTGATACTATTGACAATAAAGATAATTCTGTTATTGAGGTCCTTAGTGTTATTGAAAATCTTATTCACAAAGAACATCGTATTTTTGAACGATTGATCATTGATCATGTTAACTTCTTACTGAAGAATAATCTTATTTCTTATCGTAAGAATACTTCTATTGTCCTGAAGACTATTGATGATATTAAAGAATATTTGGAAAATCCTCCTAAGGTTCTTGCTGATAACATTAGAAGCTTCCCCACAGCATTTAAGAATATTGTTAACCGTGCTATTCAATATGTATTTATCGAAAGCTGTGTTGTTGATATCGATGATAATAATTTCGGTGATGTTATCAAATCTCAGGCTGTTAAGTTTGTTGATGAACATGGTCGCACCGAATATGATTATGGTACGTATATCAACGATCCTGATCGTATCAAATCGATTATGAATTCTATGGTTGAAAACGATACTGTTCTTCGTTTACCGAAAACTATTATTTATACCAATATCATTACCGAAGATGCTCTTACTGAAATTGGAAATGATGTTCGTGTTTATGTTCAAGAGTGGAATAATCCTAAGATGAATTTTGTTAGATATACTTGCGACCTCACCATCAATGATGGTGGTCTTGATAATGTTATTTATTTTGTCAGCCCTCAGGATAGTGACAAGGTTGGTAAAGCCAATATCGGGACTACTTATAAAACTAGTAGCGAAGACAATATCTATATCGTTCTTTATTAATTTGCGATATGTCACATAACAGGATGGCCAAGGCCATCCTGTTATGGACTTTATATTTTTTTAAACCAATAAGACTCTACCTGAAACAAGATTAAATGATTTAATAATATTTTTTGTTGAAGATGACATATCATCACCACACCAAGTAATTGTATTATTTAACTGAGTATACATTGACTCTGTATAAGTAAGAGAAGCATTACCGTATGTAGTTACACTAACACTCTGGTCAACACCGGAGAATAAACCAAGCTCTGAAACAGACGCAGCATAAGCCAAATCACCATAAATAGCAGTAATATATTCCAATAACTCATTATCATTAATCGTCAATGTCATAGTCGTCTGTGCATTAACTTCTGTTGTTGTAGAAGCATTACCAGATGAAGTAGGAACAGTTCTCGTAGGTGTAAGATTACTATAATCAATAACATAAGGATTCTGAAGACCAGTGGTAGCATCTGTTTCAACAAGAGAAATACCCCCAGACATAGTTGCTGTCTTTAACCAGTATGCATAGTAATTAGAAGAACCAACTTGAACTAAAGATCTAATTCTATAATTAGACATTTCCGCAGCGGTAAGATCAGACTCAGTAGGAACAAATCTAAAAGGAATTGGAATAGAAAGACCCATATCTGATGGAAGAGGCTGATACGGTCTACGAATATTTGTAGAATCTGCATTATAACATCCATTAATACCAACACCAAAATACTGAAGACCAGGAATAGTAGCAGGAATAGCAGCAGGGAAAATATTATAAAGGTTATTTAATGTTGTACCAGTATCATAATCGAGTCCTGATCCCGTAGTACAGGCCAATTCTCGTTTAGCACCAAGAACAGTTGTAACACTATAACGAACAGCATTGGGAGTCGTTGATGTCATTTTCTAAAATGTTCCTTCTTTGTCAATGAAAACAATACGCATCCCCATTGATACATATTGTGTTGTTTCTGTTGTTTGAGTACTTTCCAAAACATTTACTGTACAAATAGTATTTAAAGAAGAGTTTGTAGAATGTTCTTCGGTTAGTTTCATTGTTGATATGTTTTTTAATGTTATAGAATCCTCATAAGATGGAAACTCTATGATATTAACGTTACATTCACTTAAAGAATCACTATCTTTATGAATTTCTTCAGTTTGTATAATATCATAAATATTGTTATTTAATTCATAGGATGCTGTAGATTTTGTAGATTCGTCTGTATTTACAATAGACATAAATAGCCAATCTATTTCTTCATCATTATTATCTAAGAACTGAACATTATAGCTACAGAATTTGATAAATATATTTTTTAATGCAGCATATAAATCTGTATCATAAATCAAAGGATTTGCGTTAGATCCTAAGAGTGAAGATTCGGATATTGGTAATGCTGCTGATAGTAAGGAATTTATAAATCTGGCATACGAATCTTGTAGTGTAGTTGTGTTTAATTCTATCGAATTAATGATATCATCTAAATTAGCGATAGATGCTAGATATGAACTATAATTCTCATATGTCGTAAGATCGAGTGACAAAATCTCATTAACCAAAACATTAGAATATATATATTTCTGTTTTATCTGTAACATAATCACTATTATTTCTAGAAGTTCTAATATCATCTAACATTGTAGAAAATATAGTATTCATTGAATTTGCAAATGTTGCCGGATCTTGTGTTGTTGTATACTTTATATTTTCACAATTAGAAACATCATAAAAGTTTTTAATGATATATGTTATTCCATTTAAATCATACGTAGTTGGTAATGTACCAATATCTGATGTATATGCTGTATCGCATGAATAATATTTTGGAATATCTATTGGTGTTAATCCTATTAATCTAGACATACAGTAATGTATAAGAAGAATGATATCGTTTTGATTACATTCTATTGTTATTCCAGTCGTTGTTTCTGTAATAGCAACGCTAGCAAATTTATATATACCGTTTGAGATAGCATATATTAAAGTATCCATTGTAAATCTAGCAACCAAATATTGATACTTAGTATCCTGATTAACTTTTTCTAAAATAAGAAGTTTTGTAGGATATTCATTTACTGTAGTCAATGCTAATTCTTTTGTTATCTTGGTGTTATTATCTGAACTATCATCTATTTCAGTTTTTGCAGTATACAAAATATCTGTCATCTCAGTAATAGTCTTTGGTTCAATTTGTGTTATATTTGCAGAAAAATTAGTTGGAATAATAGTAGATGTAACCATAGGTGTCCACAATAAGCTATCGGATACTTGTTGATTGATATTAAAACCAACACAACCTATATTCAAAGCAGCCAATAAGTTATCAATAAGTAGAATAAGATTAGATTGTTTTCCTGCATTTCTATTTAAATAATCCATATTTAAATATAAGAATAGTTCCTGTTTTCTCGATAACAAATTACTATAATCAGGAATATTATTCGATAATAATTCTGACCAAATATGATAACTATGAGCTCTTTCAGTATTTAAATTCTGATATCGCACTGCGTGTATTCTTGTAAACAAATTCTGCCACAATAAACCCCAAAAAGAAATGTCATAATACGGTTCATATCTAAAGAATTTAAAATACCATTTATTAACTGCATAATCTATCAGAGATTTCAAACTAATTATAATACTATCTAATTCTGTTGTTTCTAAAAAGTTTAATGCATCATAATTTAAAATAGTAAAATCTGGAGCAGTTATTGCAGTAGAGATATCTACAGGATAAACGATACCTTGAATAACATCTAATTGTTCTGGATATGTTTCGCATAAATTTATAAAATATGTTGTTCCTGGTATATATCTTTCTTTTGTTACTGGATGATTTTTAAGGTTGTTTACTGTAAAATCTATAGTTTCTTGTGTGTCTAGAGAAATTATTTCCATAATAGTATCAGTAGAATGATATTGACCGGATAAATTTAAATAATATTTCCAGGTAGATTCATCTGCACTTATGGTAGAAGATAACTCTATTTCTGAATTCTGTAAAGTTGCAATTGGAGTAAATTTAATGACTAGACTCTTTAAGAAATTTATAACTTGTTCATCATATTCCTGAAGCGTTATCATTTATGGTTCTTCTCCTTTTTACATAGAGAGATCATATCATAAGTAGTCATTTTTACAAAAGGAAATATTCTGATGACACTTAAAGACAGACTTATGAGTACTCTTAGTATTTTTATAAAAGATAAACAATATACTGAACCATCTCTAGATATTAATTTTAACCCTTCTACAAGTATTTCTAATGATCAGAGAAAAGAATTATTAAATAAGATTCAAAGATCCTCTCTGGACAATAGAGGAATAGATCCTACATCATTCTTAAGTAATTATCTAAAACCTATTGCTTCTGAGACAGCAAACTTATCAGTTGACAACTTAGAGATTATTAGACTTGTTCCAGAAATTGGTAGAGCAATAAATGTTATTATTCCTCATATTTATGCACCCAATGATTTACAAGATAATACAATCCCTATCGTCGTTAATCATGCTAGTCTTTCCGAACCACAGAAGAAAGCTATTGGAAAGACATTAGAAAAGTATTTTAATGAAACATTAGAATTACCAACTAAAGCAAAACATTGGACAAAACAAAGTCTTTATATTGCTGGGTCTTCTCCCATTTGTATCATACCACTGAATGAAATTGATACTCTCATAAACGATAGTAACAATATCGTTCCTGGTACAGAATCATATAATGAACACTTTAAAAAATTAAATAATAGTATTTTTAAAGATGCCAATATGTTTTATGAAAACAGGACTGAAGAATCTGTAGCTACAGAAACATTAGCTATGGAAAATCTTTATACTGGAATTTCATCTTTAGAATATGGTTATGATGAAAATATAAATAAAAAAATACAATTTTCTCAGAATAAAAACAAAGAATTTGCCACATTTGCTATGGAAGCATTAGGAGAAAATGCATTCGGATTAACTGATAATATTGATATTCTAAAAATGCCAGAAGCCACAACGAAAGCTGGTAATAATAAAGTTAAACAACATGTTGCATTGCGATATAAAACAACAGCTACTACATTCTTGGGGAATGGTGAAAAGGGTAAAAAGAATAAAGGTCATCCTGTTTATATAGAACTTCCTCCAGAAAGTGTTGTTCCTATTTATGTTCCAGGTTCACCTAAAAACCACATTGGATATCTTGTTCTTTTGGGAGATTATGGTTCTCCTATTAACCTAACTGAATCTGTTAAAGATGTTACTTATTCAACATCTAAACGAGTTAATTATGATACACTCTATAAAACATTCGGTTATAATGGAATTAAAGATCCTACCCAACAGTATTTAATGATGCAGACTCTATATGGACAACTTATTAATGCTCATGTTTCTGGAAAGTTAGAAAAGGTTGGATATAAAGATGTAGAATTTGGAAATATAGAAAATATTTACAAACACATGTTTACTAGATTCTTAGCATCAAGAAGATCAAACATATTATTTGTACCGAAAGAATTTATGATTTATCATCATTATGATCTAAATGCAGATGGTACTGGTAGATCTAAATTAGAAGATATTAAATTTATATTGTCTTTAAAAATGACTATTATGATTGCCTCTGCACATTCTGCTATTCGCTCTGCTATTGACAAACGAACAGTTGAGGTTACATTAAATAATAAGATTACGAATGTTGAAGGACATCTTAAGAAGTTAGAAAAAGCGTTTGTTCAGAAAAACATGGTTAAATTTTCAACAGATCCGTCTCAGGCTGTTAGAACTATATCGGAAAAATCATTATCTTTTAAGGCTAAAGGTATTCCTGGTCTGGGTGATTATGAAGTTACAAGTGAAGCTACACCCGATAATAGTAGTTCTGAATTTAGAGATATTTTAGAGTATTTTGATAATATTATTCAATATCACTTTGATGTTCCCCCATCTGCTTATAATTCAATGAACGAAAACGAATTCTCTAGATCGATTGTTATGTCGAATATTTATTTTAGTAGAATTATTCAAGCTTTACAACAACTTACAATAAAACATTTAAATAATTTTATCAGAACATATATTAGTTTTTCACAACCTCTTATTGAAGAAATTAATAAAATTATTAATATCAAAGTAGATGGCGAAGATAAACTATCAGATGGTTCTGGCGTAGAAGATGAAAATAAAACTGAAAGTACCAAAGAAAGACTTGAAGAGATTATTAATAGTATTAGTGTTCATCTACAGGTTCCGAATGTTGGTCCTAACAAAACACAATTTGACGATCTTGATACATTCTCTGAGTCTCTTGATAAAGTACTTGATAAACTTTATAGTGTTCCTAAAGAACTTGAAGACGATCCTCTTACATTTGTTAAGTTTGTTGTTAAAGAAAAGATACTTAGAAAATATCTATCAGAACAAAATGTCATGGACTCTGATGAATTCCCAACAATCGGTGAGATCGATAAAGTTGCACTTGACGAAACTATTCATGAATGTATTAATCTTATTAATGCAATTAAAACATCAAAGCGTTTATATAAACAGAAAGCTAATAATAATAATCAAGATGATGATAATTCTGGTTTCGAAGATAGTGATAAATACTAAGTATAAAACTGATAGGAATGGGCAAGTGCCCATTCCTATCATATCCGACAATTGTCTTAACCCATAGCGTAATAATTAGCTTCAGCATCTTCCTGCTGAGCCTGAATACCCATATCAGCAAGTTCATCAGGAATATCGCTAGCAACCGGAGTAGCAAGATTGTAATTAACACGATGCAAACCAAGACGATCGGCGATGATCTGACCAGCAACTTTTGTATTATAATTATGTTGAATAAGACCAGTATAAGCAATAGATCTTTCAGGAACTTCACCATGAGAAATAGTACGTTTCCAACCAAAATTACTTGTTTCGGTCGGGAACATACAAGTGGAATAATAGGCATCAATAATGTTCTGAGGCTGCATTGTAGGATCAAACTGAATCCATAACACATCCATAGTAAATGTAGACAACAACATAGGATCGATAGCAGTATCGCCACCATTAATAGCAGACAACAGAGAGAACTGAGTATCAGGATCTCTAATCATCTTAATCCAATTATAGTGGAAATTCCAAACAACATTACCAACAATTTCATTCCATGTAAACTGTGGCGTAATCGCTGAGCGCTTAGACACGGTAGGAACATGGAGTGTCTGACCATCGTGGCCAGCAGTAACATCAGTTGTTTCTAATGTAACATTAAAATCAATACCAGAAACTTCTTTAGGATGTTGTTCGATAAGCGCCTTAAGAATATCAACCATACCATCAAATTGATAAAACATAGTAGGTGCCCGTGTGACAATGCCATATGTCGGGAGGAACACCTGCGGTGTCGCAGAATCGATATTGACGAGATTAACGCCAAGACCATTCTGCGCACCAGCAGCAATGTTCACAACCTGATCAGCATCCGTCACAGCAGCAACGCCACCAAGATTGCTCAGTAAAGAGCTGGAGAGCGAGGCCAGTGACATTATAGATTATCCCTTTCTTAAGAGGCAACATTCACTGAGAGAGTAGTATTCCAAACACGATTGCTACGATACCCAGAGAGGGCAACTGTGACGCTAGAAGAGTTTCCGTTCGCCAAGTCAACTGTAGTCTGAGTAACCGTTGTAGCACTCGTGATAATGTTATTAAGAGCAGAGCTGATTTCATTATCAATGGACTTTTGTATCTGTTTAAATAACGTTTTTGGCCTAGCATTACTTCCCGTAAAACTAGTCCATTTGTCACGAACAATATGTTTAACATAAACAACGTAGTCAACAATACATTCGTCAGAGAGGAGTGAAGAATCTGTTGTATAAACAGTACGGAGATCAGAGTAAAAAATGACAGAGGGGGTAGCATAGCAAATAATATTAGCGCCACAATCCCAAATCTCCTGAAGAACATCAGGGCTTTCCGGGATGTAATTGAATGTAGGCCGTTTGAAGACGGTGACTTCGCTTGCGGGGCGAGGTTTAGGCTCAGCCTTAATGGACGTCGTTCCATCGTAAATGCACCTTTTAATCAATCGGTCAAACGTGGCCGGAACATAGTTAGACCACGAGGCCGTTGTTCCGTCGTTGTTCAACTTAGCGCACTGACCATAGATAGAACCACGGCACGCCGGAGTTCCCATGATCGAAGATTCAGGATGAAGCAGAATGCGCTGACGCAGAGATGCCATCAGTGCAACATCCGCAGCAGCTGTATTTGGCTTAAGACTCACGTCCTGAGTAGCCATTGTCAACTGCACATCATCGCGAACATTCATAACACCATCGATAATAGATAATTTATTAGCTAAAGCAAAACCAGAATCATAGAAATGAGTAATCGGATAACGATAAACATCCTGAATAGCCGGATATGTAGTACCTTCGAGATAAGCAACAACTAATTCTTCAAACATGTTAACGGATGTATCGCCATCAGATCCACCCAATAAATAAAGTGTAACATCTTCATTAATGACTTCGGCCGAATCAGAAGTAATGGTAAAGTGATAATAAGAATTATTGTTAGAATCCATACCAGTCATGATATTAATCAAATCAGCAGAAGATGTGATTTCAGGAGAAACGTTGAGAATATCAGATGTGATCTTTTTAATATTGTCATTATAAGTACAAACATTGTAAGGGAAAGGATTCGCAAAGTTCGTTGTAAGTTCATCACTGATATCAAGATATTGTGTTGTATTGGGATTATAAGCATTATCAATAAAAGCAAAAGTCTGACTAGGACTACCATACATGTCATAAACAGGAGCAGAAATAGCAGTAGTCGGAGAAACATAAGAAGGAGCAAAGACATAGGTCATTGCGCCATTAACAGTTGACAACGAAGCAATGTTACCAGACAGAATAGAATTCGCCTGAGTCTTATCATAAGAAGAATCGTAATATAAGCTAAAACCATAATTGTTCATCAGAGATCCAACATCGGCCGCTTCGACGGCCATGATCGGATATGTAGTATATGTAACACCACCATTCGATATTGTGTTCGGAGTTAATTCATCAAACTCTTCAGAATCTGTAAGTGCACGAGCAGTCCAATCTAATTCATAACCATCAGCAGTAACCGAAGCACCATTGAGTGTCTGGGGAATAGGGTTACTATTTTCATCATAAACTAAAGCACCAGTTGCTGTACGCTGATACTGGACGATTTGCGCCGGAGTCACCGTGCAGAAGATACCAAGAGTGGATTTTGTAGCGGCCGGATCAACCAGTCGAACAAAACAAATCTGCTGGTACTTGATAGCCTGATTAACAAACAGCGTCTGGTGATTGAAGAACTTCGAGGTGGTATTCAAGAAGCTCGAACCATAACTAGTCTGAATATCTGTCGTATCGCCGATCAGGGGAAAGTTAGGAACGCCCTTTTCAGTGAACGAGAACATAATAGGCAGATGTCGAGGCAGGACCGTGAAGGTCTGTCCAGATGCCGCAGAATTATCCTGAACCTGGATATTCAGAGCATTAGGATATGTATATGTCGACATTGAAAACTCCCATTAGAAAGGTTTTTTAGAATAAAACCATCGTATAAGGATAATTCTTTTAAAAGGAACAAAAAAATGAAAAACCGTGAATCTATCTTTGACGTATTTAGTGTTAAACAAACAGTTAATAATCCACAGTTAACCGAACTTATTAATTTCTTAATGGATAATAGAGATGTTAGACTTGACCACGATATTACTAAACAGATTACATCTCGTGATCCCTTGATTAAACCAGGAATCAGTCATATTTTCCGTAGAGCTGTTATGAGTGGTAAAGACAATATTTTTTCTTTCTGTAATATTCCTATGAATACAAATGCTCCAGAGATTGTCACTTATGACTATGTCAGTTTTGACTTTGCTCAGCTTGCTGGTAAGCATGCCAATTTATACAAAGACACTACCTTCATTCCTGGATTTAAAGATACTGTTTTTTATAATGTTTCATCTGTTATTAAGACAAATAATGAACCTAGTGACATCAATCAATTTCAAGCAAAATGTGTGTTATCTATGTTATCAAGAAGTTACTATAATAGTGGTGTTTTACCTTGGTTAACACCTACAATCATTAGGTTTTTATGCCGAAGCTATAATATGTCCATTGGTACTGCCATAAGCAGTTCCTATGGACTTACCTATGCCGAAATGCAAATTATCAAGACAATTTTGTCATTTTATTTCTTAAAATGTGTTGCTTCTGTTCATGAAGCAGAGGTTCTAATTAAGACCTCAAAACTCGATTTAGGTCCTACAAATGAGATCCAGGATGTTGTTAATAAAATAAAAGAATTACTCGGCGATAAATACGAAAATATATCATTTGATGACATGTGTTATTGTATTCAAAATTGTGGTATTGGTAGATTGTCTGGCGTTAATAGAAAATGGATGGTTCAGAGATTGAAAAGTCTTGGTCCTGATATGTTTACAACAAGTATTGCTTTGGAATACCCTCCCTACTTCTGCTATTTATTGTTATTGGCCGAGGCTGGTAAAAAGATCGGTATGTTTAATATATTAATGAAGACCGATCTCAAAAGAGAAGTTAATGAATTTATTGACAACATTATTAAATCCCCTTCATTTATTTCTACAATCTAAGAATGGAGTATTTGTATGACAGTTTCTAGTTCTACATTAGTCTCCTATCTTAATCTTAATTTTTTAGAAAAAGTATGGAATAGTCCTAGATTTTATTGTTTTGAAAATATAAGATTAAATCCGTTTGTTGTCGGCACCTCTAATATACTAATGAACTTAATTTCTGATACATATGAAACTATTGCATTACCGAATAACGAAATCCAGTATAGCGTTTTTACAACAGATTACTTTAGTATTCAGACGTTATTATTATTGGATACTGATGCTTGGTATCAGGCTAGTTCTTTAATAGATGAATATTCAGAACTAATTACTGTCTATACTGAAAATGGGTTTATGGTACCTAAGAGTTCTATTTATTTAAGATATTCATCAACGACTGAGAAGCTTTATATTGCTATCGATAAGTTGGCATTATATAAAGTTGATGGAGTAAATTATAAATCTTGTTACCTTGATGTATTGCGGTTTGCTCCTAGCATGACAAAATCTAATAAGGTATTACTAAATTATTATTCTGACATTATAATAAAATCTACTTTCACAAATCAGTTAGCGACCATAACAACTTTATTAACAAATTTAAACAATAATTATTATGATCAAACTACATTCATTATTAATGGTGAAATAATCGACTCTAAGTCTAATTATTCTATTTCAATTGGTGATTATATTGAAATCATCACTGACTTCTCTATTGATAAAACGGTGACTATAGATATTTCTTCAAATGCCACAAACTATATAGATACCATCAATAAAGGTAATTATACACTATTACATATTCCTAAAGAAAATAATCCAAATAATGCTATTTATACATTTAATGATATGTCGATATATATAAAGAATAATGTATCTTCTAAGTCTATATATTTTAATAGATCTACTACAGGTGCTATAAATCAAATAACTCACAATGATATCTCGATTAATAATCTAGAATTATCTGCTGCACAAGATACGCTCAATACTACCAATATAAGTGTTATTCTTAAATTAAGAAGTCACCAAAATAAATATATTATTCAAGATATTAATTATATAAATTATTTATACGAGCTTCCAGATGATGAAATAGTACAATTCTTATTAGCTAAAAATAGTGATACCTCATTGTCATTCTGGTCGTTGTTAAATTTACAACAATCTTTACAAACAAGTTTATTCTTTAATGTTACAAATGATACATCATTGTCGACATTAGCTAAATATACAAATGGTTTAGGATATGACTGTATCGCAAACGTTTTAAGTGGTTATGACGATACAACTATTTTAAATCAGAGTAGTACAGTAACCATCCCTGTTAAAAAGCCTATTATCCTTAGTGATTCTTCTACAAAAAATATTTTTTATATGAATGGTAAGAAGGTTATGGATACTTTATATAAATATTCTGATAATGGACTAAGTATCGGTTATACAACACTCAGTAAAGATTTATATATTCCCCCTAAGTCTAATTGTAGAAATCAATTATTTCAACACAACGATAGTACACATGAGCTCTTTTCTCCTAAAATTGGGGTTACCCAAGTTACTGTTAATATGACAGATTTTAAAATATACTTAATGAATGATATTGATCCCATACAAGGATTTAATAGAACATATACAAAATCTTTTACAGAAGTTACTCCAGATAATCATTCATTAGTAACAACAATAGGAACAGATAGTTCTATTCTAGCATTTGGATATCTTTATTATAATAAAACATTTATAATTGTTAATAATACTTACACTTATAGTACATCTATAAATTTAGATACTGATATGAGTGAAGGGAATGTATTATATCACGATCTGGATATCCTGTATTCAGACGATGTAACGACTTTACCCTTATTGAATTCTAGTAACATAGAAGCACATCTAAATGGATATTATTTAATACCCGATATTGATTACAATGTTATTACTTATATAGATACAAATGGATATTTTTGTGGTAGACAATTTATTTTAACAAACAATATATTCTTACAAGAATCATCTAATATTTTAGAAATTATGAACCATACAGCAAGAATAGATTATCAGACTATTGATTATGTTTTAAACGGCCAATTAAATCAGAATGGTGAAATAGATTTTGAATTGGTTAATAGTTCAAAAGTATATATCAATGGATTGTTACAGAATTACAATTCTGATATATTTAGTATGACATTAGATGTCCCTAATGGTTCGCCATATATTATCAGAAATATTATTCCTAAACAGACAGATGTTTATTTAAGTACATATAATCAGAATTCAGATAACCCAAATAAACAGGCTATTCAAAAATACTTCACAAAAGAATTTACAGTTGCACAAGATCCTATATTTGTAAATAAAATGCATATCGTTTTTAGTCCTTATTTTACATATCTTATTCAACAGATTAATAATGGATCGCTAGTTTTAACAAACGATCCTGATAATACCAAATTTATAAATCAGGTTAGTCAATATGACTATATAAAAAATATGGATCAGACTTTAAGTGATTCTACAATTATCAATTTCAATTTTGTTTATTGGAATATTACATATTCAGATACTGTCATTAATGATTCAACACAATATGCACTATTTAAGAAACTTGTTACGCTAATAAGAGGATAGAAAGGCATGACAGTCATCACAGTCCTAAAAGAGGATGCATCTAACGTAGCAAGTGGTTATGTTAGAGTTTATCCATTAAGTAAAATATATAATCCTAATTTAAATCAAACATCTGGATCTTATATTGTTCCGCAGGTAGACTCATTGGTTATCGATGTTGACAATGGTGGATTGTTGTACTATGTAGAAAGTGTTAATGAAATCACAAATGTTTCTACATTGGTTCCTGCTAAAATCATTACTGATTCAATAGAAACCGAATTAGATCAGATCTCGGTTATTTCTTATGGAAATGATTTATTTTATCTTTATTATGATCCTTTGAACACCCCAACAGATATTGATATCGATAGTAAATTACATATTGTCGGTCCTGTCGGAATGAAATACCAGATTATAGAAAATGTTGGAACTGCTACAGAAAAAGTTATAAGTCAGTATTACGATATTGATGGAAATTATGTTGGTAATGTTGTTCCTATGGTTCCTTGTTTTGAAGACGGAACTAAAGGTGTTCATTATTTAAAGAGTTGTTATACGACACAGCCTATTGTTGATGGAACTTCTTATCAGATTAATGTATTTAATTCTGCTGGTAAATTAATTGGTGAAGTTAAGAATGTTATTTCTAAGAAATCATACATTTTAAATAATGGTTTTAATTCTCTTCCTGTTATAAACAACTTAAGTATTGTTGGAAATCAAATGAGAAACGATAATGAAATTTATATTTATCAGAATCAGAATATAGACAGTTTGAATATTAGAGGTATATTAACATTTGAAGATGGAAGAACACAAGAAGTTCTCCCAGATACATCTAAATGTGTTTTATATGGATTTACTAATTTCGTATCTTCTTATCCTGGTTATAAACAACCATTATTGTTAAAATATATGCTTGATAGTGATGAACCTATTTCAAGAGAACTTATGTTAACAAATGATATATTTATTACTGGAGAAACTAATCTTATTGTTATTCCAAATAATGTGTCTTATGGTATTAAATTACTGGTTGTTCCTCAATGGTCGGCAAATTTAAATCAATATACATTAAAGTTCTTCTTATACTCAACAGAACGAAATTCATCTGTCGATGTCACTCAGTATGTTACAACGACAAGTCTTGATACATCCACAGGACTTACTAATTTTAGTGGAAATTATTATACAGGGTATCAAACATTACAAGCATCTATCGATTTAAATAATTTTGATAATACAACATTTGGAGTTGGTTCTATTTATTTACAGACAATCGTTATTAAGTTACAACCGTTCAATGCATATAACAGATACATATTTGGAGATAGTATTACTGGAACAATTTATGGTATCGATAATACTCTTGTTCATAGACCTGTTCTATATAACGATATCATAAAGAATGTTTATTTTATTCCGTCTAGTTTATTCTCAACAGTTGATAATTTCTTACAAGCATTTTATTATAATACATTACCTGTTTATGATAGTTCAAATACATCTTCACCTCCTGTTCCTACACACTTCTGCATAAGAGATATTGTTACTGGTAATATGCTAACAAATGACATTATCCCGATTGCAAACTATCAACAAGCATTCAACTTTGTTAATAATACTTCATATTTAAATAATAATGTGTTGATTGAATTTATTCAGCAGATCAATACAACAACAAATAATACTCTTTATGGTGCCCCCATTGATGTTTATTCAAACACATATATTCCAACATTATCTTAAGTTATGTCATTAACTGTATAAGGTGCCACGTGGCACCTTATACAGATAGACAAATCGAAAGGAAAAAACTTCTATGTCGGTATATCAGTATTATCACACATATGTTGTTGAAGACGGACAAATAACAGATACAAACGACGAAACACCATTACTTTCTTCTTTCTTACAGAAAAGAGTTTACATCATAGTTTCTAAGTATAATGTCAATACGTTAATCATGTTAAACATAAAGGATTATATATCAAAAGAATCTAATATTAATCTAAATCTATCTATAGCTGAATTCTGCGATAATCTTAATGATCTATTGGTTTTAAAATATACATCAAATGATATCCCATTAAAGAATATTACAACTGGAGCATTTGATAACAGACTTAATATATATGATGCTAATAGTTTAAAAGATGTAGACATTTCTTATACTTCTATTAGTGATCCTTCAAATAAAAATAACAAATATAGTTTCTTTCAATCTAATGATTTAGTATTGACATCTGATTCTAATAGAGATTTTACAAATTGTCTTATTACAGTTAATGGTGTATTTCATAGTACTGAATATTACAATAATAACTTCTTTGTTAAAAATGGTTTTTCTAATATTAAAAATACAAAACAAAAGAATGTCTGTTTAATAGACACAACTAATTTGGGTGGTCATTCTACAATTCCTATTACATTAGAAGATATAGAAATTCCTTCTGGTTCTTCAATTCCTTCTAGCATAACTTTGAATTTTAAAAATGCTAATTTCTTAAATAAAACTATTATTCCCGTTATCTATGGATATCCACTTTTAAATAAAGACTTTTTTAAAGTCTTAGACAATACAAGAATTAAAATATATATTAATAGGATCGATTATATTTACCAATTCTTAAAATCACCCAATACTTTATTTTCAAAATACAATTCTTATTTAATCGATAGGCATAGAGAATTCTACATCGATACACCAGAACCAGATATTATTGATTCTATTGTGGATCTCATGACAGTTGAATATACTAAATTTATGACTTATAATGAGCCTCATACTGGTATTGTTGATTTTGGTAAAAGAGAAGATACTCCAGAAATGGTAAATTCTCTAGATGTATTCTTTTCTGATTTTTATCCTAAGATGGTTTCTGAAGATAGAGACGTTAATCTTATTGAATTTGAAAATTCACAATATTACAACCAATTAAAAAATCTATTTAATATTATTAAAAAATCACATTTACAATCTAAAGATTTTATCTTACAATTATTAACCATGTTTAATTCATTTATTATAACTATTAATAATCCAGATATATTCATTAAAAATTATAAATGTTATTCATTAAATAATAAAGGATATATGTATACTTGTAAATCTAAAGATACACCTCGTGGATTATTGGTTTATAATAAGTCATTTGTATTACCATATAACATCTGTACAGATGGTACTCTCAATCATCATATTTTAAATATAGATTTCTACGACCACACAAATCTGTTATATGATAAAAATCCATTTACAGATTATTTCCCTAATCCTTTCTATGATCAGAATAATGCCACAAATTACCCTGTAGAGATTGTAGAGTTCTATTCTAAAGCTATCTAATTTAATTATATGCGCATAGTAGTACATACAACGTTTTAAAAGAAATCTGCGCACTTATATCTTGTGAAACTAAAATATGTATTTTGTTAAATGATAGAGTGGGCGATAGCCCACTCTATCATCATTTTCTTATATTGATTAACTTTATTGACTTGTTCTTATGACTTTAGTTTTTTCAAGTTCAAATGAAACACACAAGATAGATCTGAGGATTAAACGAAGAGTTTTTAAGAAAAACTCTTCGACCGAAGATTAATTTATTTATATAAAAAATATTTTATTTATTCATAGTAGTCGTCGTTTATTTACTTTTATTTTCATTAAATCTTTTTATATAAAATTATTAAAATGTGAAAAAATAAAAGTTTTGACATTATATAGGTTGAAGCCGACGACGACTACTATTCCTTAAGGATTTCTGGATACTAGGATATTTTCGGGAGAAAATAGACTAGGAGAAAGAAAGACTTATGGAAGAGAGGAGGAGGAGGCATCAACACACTACAAGATGGTCAGAGAATGTAAAAAATTATAATCATTAAAAACCCTTTAAAGTAAGAGTATTTTATAAAACCATTAAAATTATATCATTCATCCTCGGAAGAGGGTGGATGGTTTATATTTTTTATTAAAGTCATGATCTTATAGATTTGTTTTTACCAAAAAAGGAATTGATATGAAGAAAACACCTTATCTTAAGTCTTATGAAAAAACAAAAGATTTAGATCAATTTTTAGAGTATGATGTTGATTTAAAAGAATGTAGATTTATTGGTGATAGCATGACTATCTTTATTCCTATGAGATATGAAGCATATGGATTTTTAGAAGTTTCAGATACTTGTAAGTATTTAGGATTAGTTGATATAATCGTTAATGATAAGTATCAAACTGGATTTAATATTCTAGCCGAAATAGAAAGTGAATTTACAGATCAATCTAAGATCATGGTGGGTAATACCCAGTATCTTGTTTTAGAATTATCTCACGGTGATAGATTCATGTGTAATACAAAGCTTGTTAAGAACAAAAATATAGCATTCGCAGTTTGGGTAGAATCTATTACAAGAGGTAAGTTAATTTACAATATGGATTATTTTGCATTAACTCATTTATTAGATTTGAGTGGTCCTAATTGTGCAGCCGATCTTAAGATCAATCACAGTATTATAGAAATCATTTACAGTCATCTGAGTAGAGATATCAATGATATCAATGTTCAATATAGACATACTGATATGACAAACGATTTTCAGTTAATTCCATTAAGAAGTGTTGCCGATGCTACTACAAATACCGCCTCTAAGATTACTGGATCTTATTTAGGAGATGCTTTAAATAATGCTATCATTAATCCATCCCAGGAAAAATATCCATTAGAGACTATTTTACGAAGTTAAGCTAGATGTCAGGAACCCTTACGGGTTCCTGACATCTTAAATTACTATTTAGATTTTTGTTTTATTTTATAAGTTCTTCAATGAGGAAATATGTATGTCAAAATAATTCGATGACTACATGTTGAGTATTTTTGATTATAAAGATTTTATTAAAGATAAAAGAAAAAGATATTAGAATACATGATATTATTCATGTTGTTAGAAACGGAGATGTTATTCCAGGTATTTCATACTCTTTAGAATTATTATCTCTTTTTGTTTTATCAAAATAAGAAATACCTTCAAAATGTCCATGTTGTCAATCAACTCTTATTAAAGTAAAAACTTCTCTTATCTGTAACAATGAAGATTGTGAAGATAAAATTCTATTTAAACTTTATCATTTTGTATCTAAAGCAGGACTTAATATAAAAGGATTAGGATTAGAAAATATTAAATTAATTATGAAAAGATACAAAGTGAAAACTTATTATGAATTATTATCTTGCGAAACCTCTATCATACAAAACTATTTAAAAGATCATAAAATCACAATAAATGCATTCATTTTAGGATTAGGGTTTACAAAGACTCAACTAAAAAATACTTTTAGTAATTATAAAACTTTTGAAGAATTATCAAAATGTAAACAATTAGAGCAGCATCATGATGTACTAACTTTTATAAAAGAGGTTCAAAAATGAAGTTTACAGCTATATGTGTTTTTGTGTATTTTGTTTTCTTATTTTTGTTATTATAAAGATAATATTTTTCATTTTAAATAAATTAAACACAAACAAGGAAAATCTACATGGAAAGCACTAGAGTGTTCTGTGGTTTTCCCGGCGTTGGAAAATCTACACTAGTTAACAATAATCATTTAATATCTCAAAAAGTATTAGATTCTGATAGTAGCAAATTTGATAAACAATATTTTCCAGATAATTATATTTCTCATATCAAAGAAACAATCGAAAATAATAAATATATTTTAGCATCTACACATAAAACTGTTAGAGATGCTTTAGCCATAAATAAAATACGGTATTTTATTTTTATGCCAGAGTATGGATTGAAAGATGAATATATTGAGCGATATATAAAGAGAGGTAGCCCAGAATCATTTGTAAAGCTGATGGATGATAATTGGGATTCTTTTTGGGCTAGCTGTCAGTCAGATACCGAATGCATCAGTATAGTTTATATGAAACGTGGAGAAGTTTTATCTAAATATATGGAGTTGTTTGGTGTCATTACTTAATTATGATCTAAACAGACAAAACAAAAAGGATAAAAGATGAAAAAGAATATGCAAGGTATAACTATATGGAGATTAAATAATTTAATTGAACATTCTAAAGAAAATTTCGTTAATGTTGATAAAGGATGGATTCCTTGCAGACCACTCGGTTGTTTTGGTTTTAGATATAAATTAAAAGCTATTTTAATGGTTCTTAGAGGCGAAGCTGATGTTGTTATATGGCCAAAGATATGTTAATGATCTTTATGGAGTATGTCAATGAGAGAAGATCTACTACGAAGTGATCCACAAGGTATTATAATAAAAACTATACAAGAATGTAGTGAAGTTATTTTAGCACTTACAAAACTACAAACATTTGGAAATGTTGCTACAGATCCAAAAACAAATATTACATATGACAATATAAAAGATGTATTAGACGAAGTTAAAGATATGGAACATGCAGTTTCTAAATTAAGAAAAATATTAGATTACAAAACGAACTGTAAACTTGAAACAGGAGAAACGACGTGAGACAATATAAACAACTTTTACATCATATTAAAGTGAATGGTAGACCTTTTATGGATCGTACTGGTACCGGATGCCTTGGTGTCTTTGGTAGTATGGTCCAATTTAATGTCGAAGATTCTATTCCTATTTTGACTGCGAAGTATGTTAATATAAAAAATATTATCCATGAACTATTATGGTTCTTATCTGGTGATACCAATATTAAATATCTTGTTGAAAATAATGTTCATATTTGGACAGACTGGCCGTTAAAGAAATATAATAATGATTCCGGCTGTGCTATTTTAAATAGAAAAGAGTTTGAAGATGCTATTATGACAGTTGCTGGATTTTCTGAAAAATGGGGTGATATTGGCCCTTGTTATGGAAAACAGTGGCGTAACTGGAAAGGTAAAATAAATAGTGCTACTCCTATTTTTACCAACAGATCAAAAGACAATTTACATGGTATAATTGATATTGAATATGAATATCACGATCAAATTAAAAATATTATTGATGCAATTAATAATAATCCTACTGATCGTGGTATTATTTTAAGTGGCTGGAATGTTGCCGATCTCAATGGAATGGCACTTCGTCCATGTCACACGATGTATCAGTTTAAAGCATATCCGGATACAAAACAGTTATCTATGATTCAATATTGTCGTTCTCAAGATTTATTCTTAGGGACTCCTTACAATTGGGTTTCTGGTACTCTCTTATTAAAAATGATTGCTCAAGTTACTGGTTATACTCCATATGAATTTATTTGGGATGGTGGTGATGTACATCTTTATAATAACCATATGGAACAGGTTGAAAAATATTTAGATCTTCCTACATTTAAATTACCTAATATTGCTATTGATCAATCTGTTATAAATATAGATTATTTTAAGTTTGAACATTTTGATATTGAAAAGTTTGAACAAAATTATAAACACGGTCCTTTTATTCCTGCCCCTGTTGCTGTTTGATTCTATCAGTAGATGGAGTGCCATTGGCACTCCATCTACTATTTAGATATATATTACACGTTTGTAACGATTTAATTTTGGCGCTTTGAAAAGTGTACTTCCTTTTTAAATAGATATATATTACTTAAATGAATAAGTTCACTTCTTGAGTGAGCTTTGTTGACTTAAAGGTACGTTGTTACCTATAATCTTGGGAGACTGTATCATGGAAAAACTCATCGCGCGTGCTAAAGAAATCGGTGTGTGGCAAATCACTATCGATATTATCATAAACAACCATATCTACAATGAAGATGAAAAGATCGCTGAGCTTACCAGAGTCATCGATATGTATGGTGTCCTCAGTAAGTCTGATGGTCAAATTGGCTCCGAGAATATGACTTGTCACTGAGTGTATATATAATTCAGATCTTACAAGATAGACAGGACCGTACGGTCCTGTCTATCTGTATCTATCATATTTTTTATTTTTTCAAAAAGTGTAGTTGAAGATTATACAAATATATATTGTTATATTGAAGAAGAGATATAAAAATATCTCATAACCCTTTCTTATGGTGAATATCATGACCATCATGACCGACGCCCATGCCGCTAAGCAGTACAATGCTACCTTCATCAATTCGGTTATTGCCGCCAAGGCCAAGACCGACTCCTCCAAGCAGCTCGTCCGCTTCTTCTTTGACTATCTGGTTGCTGCTGTGAAAAGCAAGACCAACGATAAGTCGTACATCGAACTCCCGATCAGTATGCTGGTTGCTGATTTCAGCACGGTTTACAATGCCGATATGAAATCTGTGTTTTCGACAGTGTTCGAATCCATCCGTTTGCTGAAGATCAAGAACATCCGCACCATGGACCAGAACATTCAAATCGTCTTTTAAGAAGGAGGGAATCTATTCCCTCCTTCTTATTTTTTGTTTTTAACCTTAAAATACTATAGACTGTAGCTTTCTTTATTTTTTAGAAAGGATCGAAGGTATTATGGCTACATTAGAAGATGTCTCTCGTCTGGTATTTACAGTTGAAACTCTTTATACCCAGGATAATAAATCTTTAGGCGTTCTTCGTCCTGATGAAAATGGTTATTATGATACGCCTTTGGCAGCTTTGGGGATTCCCTCTCGTAACAATACTTATTACTATGTTAAGAATTTCTTAGACTCTATGACAAATAAAGATTCTCCTATAAACATCATGTTGACTGGTGGTAATTTGTATGGCGAATGGGGACATCCCATGCGTACGGATTATCCTGATGACGATACATTCTTACAGAGACTTCGTATTATTGATGAAAAGAAATATTCTCATCATATTAAATCTGTTTATACTGGAGATACTTTAGAGAATGGTGGTAAGTTAGTTAGAGGATTAGTGAAACCTTATGGTCCTTATGGCCATTGTGTTGAGCAGAACTTTGCTGAACGATTCATGAATACTTCATTTAGTTTAAGAGCTATCGTTGATCAACAGATTAAAAACAATTTGGCTATGAGAACTATTAAATCTCTTTATACATTCGATGCTGTTGGTGTTGGTGGTTATGCTGAAGCTTCTAAGCGTTTCAGTGGTGCCACAGAGTCACTTGAACGAATGGATATTAAGTTATCATTAGATACCATTACAACAACTGAGTTTGGTCTTGAGTGTTTTACACAATCAGAAATTAATGATTTAATGAAATCTAAGAAGGTTATTGTTGGTAAGACTACTGTTAATCTTATTAAAGTTAATGACAGTTATAGATCAGAAGATAAAGCTAGGTCTATCTTTACTGAAGCTATGAAATTGACAAGACGTTAAAGTTGACATAGTGAGGATGGCGTCTGCCATCCTCACTATGTATTTAAATCTCATTTTAAGTATATATTACATTATTGTACACGAACGATTTTGTTCATACGGAGAAACACCATGGCTGTTCTTAAACTGAGTGAAGTCTTGACTACAGATCAGATTCGTCAGAAATATCGTTATATTGCTATTTTGTTTTCACAAGATCCTAAGAAATACATTTTCAAAAAACAAGCACTTTGTGATGATTTGAGATATAGTAATCTTAAAGAATTAGCCGATGAAGAAGAAATTCTCCATAATAGGTTTATGATGGACATTTCAGTTGGTCGTAATTACTTGGAATATGAAACTATTCAAAAATTATCGACTGAAACATTTCCTATCATACATGAAAAGATTGAACGTCTTGCTAGTCAGGATGATATTGATATGGTTGTTATTAACACAACCACCGTTGAAAACAGTGAAGAACTTTTTGAGAAAAACGCCCATATCGTTATTTCATCTGAAGAAGAACATGTTGCAGCATTGGCGCGCATTGATATTCTTATGAATGCTGAGGAGGGAACTCTTGAAGCTGATGAGTTAGCGACGCTTGCTTCAGCAGTCCAACTATATGAAAAATATAAGTTTCCATTAGGTTAATAACTGATTTGAAATATATGTAGGGGGTGACATCATCACCCCCTTAAGATCTATTTATAATTATTGTTTTATTTTTTTAATAAAATAGTATTTTTTAATATTTTATAAGAAACCTATTTTTATTAGGAGTATTTATATGACGGTTCTTTATAAAGAAGATTGGGTAAGGAAAAACGCATTTGTTCATTCTAATACACAAAATAAGTCATTTATTAGAGCAAGTTTATTATTAGAAAGTATGGGAATTAAGAATTGTCTATTTCCATTAACTATCTATGATAAAGACTTAATGAATATAGATCCTCATAAATTAAATGATAATTCAGTAGAATTAAGAATGAGAATAGCTATTGAGTGTAAACGAAATGTTTGGTATTATGTAAGAGAAGTTGTTAGAGTTGGTGCACAAGGTTCAGATCCTATTCCATTTAATGCAGATCGTGGTAATATAGCCATGATTTGGGTATTTGAAAATAATTTCCATTACATGAGTATCCAGCCCAGACAGACTGGAAAAGAACAACCATTAACAGCTAATGTTAAGACTCCAAATGGTTGGATAAAAATGGGTGATATTAAAGTTAGCGACGATGTCATTGCCCACGATGGAACAACTGTAAAAGTAAAAGGTGTTTATCCGCAAGGAATTAAACCTGTTTACAAAATAACTTTTGAAGATGGAAGATCTACAGAATGCGGTGAAGAACATCTTTGGAAGATCTATAATAAATATGAATTATCACAGAATCCTACAACAGAGGTCGTTTCATTAGATAGAATAAAAGATCTTATTAATGATTATCCTAATATAAAATCTTTATTAAGTATACCCCTTATTACATCAGAAATAAAAGACGATGTTAATCTTCCAGTAGATCCATATATGTTTGGTAATTTATGTAGAGGTGAAAATATTCCAGAAGATTATTTAAATGCATCAACTTCTCAGAGGTTATCACTTCTTAGAGGTATTATGACGAATTTATTTATATCAAATAAAATAGGAGATATTTCATATTCTGTAGAAAGTTTAAAAGCTGTAAATAATATAAAATATTTAGTCCGTAGTTTAGGCGGAATATGTAGAAGTGTTGAAAGAGATGATTCTTATGATCTTTATATCAAGTTGAATAACCAACAGAATAAATTAAGTTTAGGTATTTCTAATATAGAATTTGTAGGATATAAAGAAACACAATGTATTGAAATTGATCATCCTGATCACTTATATGTAACTGATGATTTTGTCGTTACTCATAATACAACATGCGCTGTTGTGTTAACTTCATATGTTATTTATATTAGAGGTAAGAATTTTAACTTTGGATTATATACTAAAGACAGTGATCTTGTTCATGCAAATGTGCAGCGTTTAAAAATGGTTAAAGATAATCTTCCTAAATATCTTATTCATAAGTCTACTAGGGATGCTGATAATAAAGAAGGATTGTCTTATAATGTATTAAATAATAACTATATTACGTTTATTGGATCTAAAGATAAACAGGCCGCCGATAACCTTGGTCGCGGTATGACCGGACCGGCATATCATTTCGATGAGCCAGCTTATACCAATAATATCAATATTACATATCCGGTTATGATGTCTTCTACAAATGCTGCTGTCGAATCTGCTCGTAAAAATGGTATGCCGCATTCAAATATATTGACAACAACAGCCGGTCGTACTGATACTGATCGTGGTAAATATGCATTTGAATTATTAACAGGATCATTATCATTCAGTGAAAGATTCTACGACTTAAAGAATAGAAAAGAATTGGAAACTATTGTTAAAAATAATTCTGGTAATAATATCATCTCTGGTGTATTCTCGCATCTTATGCTTGGATTTAGTAATGAATGGTTAAATGAAAAGATCCGTAACTCTAATTCAACACAAGACGAAATTAATAAAGATTATTATAACATCTGGAGTACTGGTTCAGAACTCAGTATCTTGAAACAAGAAATATTGAAAAAGATCAATGAAAGTATTAGAGAACCAGATCATGTCGAATTTATTCATGGTTATGTCATTAGTTGGTATATAAGTGAAGAAGAAAGAACGTCAGATCACTTTAAGAATAAACAATTTGTTTTGGGTATGGATAGTTCAGAAAATATTGGTAGAGATTTTACAGCATTGGTCATGGTCGATATATCAACACTAGAAGTTGTAGCAACATTTAAATGTAATGAATCCAGTACAACTAAAATTGCTATTTTTATTAGCGACTTCTTAGTCAAATATAAAAACGTCTTATTTATTCCTGAAAGAAAAAGTACTGGTGGTTCTATTACTGATCAGGTTCTTGAAATCTTTGAGAAATATAGGATCAATCCATTTAAACGTATTTATAATAAAGTGGTACAGGAGAGACAGGCTAATGAATATAAAGATGTTAAAATAGACGATATTGATCTTTTATTAAAATATCCTGCTATTAGAAGGTTCTTAGGATTCACAACTCAAGAAAAGACTCGTGAATTCTTATATAAGAATGTTCTTAATAAAGCAGCAGAACTCAATGCAGATAAAATCATTGATAAAACATTAGCAAGTGAACTAAGTTGTTTGGCTATTGTTAATGGTAGAATAGATCACCAGAATGGTAAACACGACGATATGGTTATTGCATATTTATTGTGCTGTTTTGTTATATTCTTTGGTAAGAATTTAGATTATTATGGAATTGACATTTCTGCACTGACTGATAATTACGATGTTAATGGTAATAAGATCGATAAAAGATATAGAGATAAACAGATTGCTTTCAGAAAAGAGATTTTAAAATTAGAAGATTTAATGGCAAATACAGCAAGTCTCGTACTAAAAGAATATTATAGAAAACAGATAGAAAATCTCAGAACTATTATTGATGAGGATCTTGTATTAGAACCTATTAGTGTTGCTGTTGTTAATAGTGTCGTTGAATCTTATGGTAAGCTTTATTCAGCAAATGAAATCAAGTCTAATGATAATTCTCCCGTTATGTCAGAAACACAAATGTTAAATCTTGTAAAATTACTTCCATTATAAATTCATCTTAAAGATAGGGGAGATATCTCCCCTATCTAAGCCATCATATAGCTTTTCATATTGGCGACTGGGGGTCGTATATGGCCATAATGACTGCATGTTATTTTGCATATCTGTTATTAGGCTTCAGACTTTCTTTTATCCGTTTCATGGGAATCGATTATACAAATATTGATATTGATAAAATAGGTGTCATTCGTATCGGAGTGACATTTACAATCCTTGCACTACTATTCCCACTGTATGCTATTTTAAATAAATCTGATCTTGAAAAGATCCTATCTGCATAGGAGGAATATGGTACTATGGATCATATTTATCAAGAATTCAATAAATTAAACGTCGTTATAGATTCTAAGAAAATAGATGCAGTGAACGATATGTTAGTTTGTTTCGAAGTAAGAGGACAACATCCTCTCGTTTTTAATTCTCAGTATTTAGGTATTCATAAATGCGCATTTCTAGAAAATGACAGTAATGCACTATTTGAAATATTTGGTGTTACGGCAGATCAGATTATAAATCATTTACAATCTATTCCAGCTATTAGAGAAATATCTGGTAAAGTAACATCAGATCCATTCAATATGTTTTGTATCTGGTTACTTCATCTATCTTTTATTTTTATTCCAGATCAAAAAGCTAGACATGCTTTTATGCTTAACATTTCAAAATATCTCCATTATAGATTCTTTACATCTATTGTTAATTATAATTTTGGTCTAGGTGTTGATGAGAAAACAATGGTTGCTACTGTCAATAACTTGTCTAAGAAATACGATATTGTTGTTTATGGTACATGGAAGAAAGTGATCGAAGAAAGATGTAAGGATCTTATTTCTGATCAGAGTATTCATATTCATTATTTGAAAGATGGAAAACCTGATAATAAAATTATTTATGTTTTGACTGATATCAATACAAGAATTAGAGCTAGACTTTACAATGTTATTGGTGAGTTTTATATGAATAGAGATAGAGGAACTGCTATTTCAAATAGATCCTCTACTACAGAATATGAAGGTGAAAAAGTATTAGTCCATACATCTTCTATTCAAGATGCTATGATCAGTAATTTAACTATGGAAGTTATTAACGAAAGAACCTTTGTTCATAAAGAAACAGTAAAATATATCATTAGATCTTTTCCAAGTGTATCCGAAAGCATGTTAACAGACGCTTTAGTTAAAATAGCCATGATAGCAGATGCTCAGAGTCATTCTAAAGAACAGAATTTAATAAAAATACAAGACGGGAAACCTTTGTATATTGGTATCAAAGTTCTTATTACAAATCTAATCAAGAATTCATATGCATATTGTAAAAGAAATAAAATAGATATTTCTAACAGAAAAGAAATATTTGTTAAATGTCTTAATATCTATTCGGCATCTAGAATCTCAGATGACGATATTGCAGCAGTTAAAGATAGCATTGTTCATCTTGTGGAAATTATGGGTGAAACTAAAAGAGAGGCTACTAAATCTTCTCTCAGATTGGCTATTATCATGTATATTCTTGTTAGAAGTTTTAGATTTATTAAATAATATACAAGAGGATGGCCCGATGGCCATCCTCTTGTAAGTGTCTATTTAGATACTCATAAGCATAATACGTTCGATCGTATCGGGGTCTAAGAAAGCTCCGCCTCTAAATTCATCTATTAAATCTTTATATCTATCAAATTCTTGTTTATAATCTTCAATGATATCTTTAAACTTTCCTAATTCTTGACCGCCGCTTAATTCAGCTTCATTTATTTTTAAAATAAGTTTTGTATAAATATAACATTTCGTCATGCATAAACCAAGATCTGCTAAAGGAGCAACTGCATCATGGTGTAAATTTGTAAATTCTTTATCATATTCTAATCTACACGTCATAACCCAATCAACACTAAAGTTAGTCATAGGTGTCAGTTTAATAACATTACCTGTTTGTAAGACAGGAGTTGGTGTAATAACTTCATTGGCAAGTGTTCTGCTGTCAATGGCGGCTTGTGCAAGATTATAAAGATTATTTCCTCTATCATTAAAATCGGTAGGATCTGACATTCTACTATAAGCAAAAGGATATGATAGGTCAGTAACAGCCGTAATATTCCTATGTTCTCTAACAGCAGGAGGGATTCTATAAACAGCGGACATATTAGAAGTTATAACACCAGAAATTCCAGGAACGGGACTTGTTGGTTCCATAATACATTGACTTAGATAAATACGTTTTGTAGCACCAGCATAAATATTACAATCAGGAAGAACATATGCTTCAATAACAGTATCCATAATTCTTTGATCTAGTGTAACTTTCCATTTATTTGGCTCAAAAGCCACATCAAGAATTCCTTCAGGAATATGTAAATATATTTTTCTAAGTATTTGTTCAAAACCATTTATCATAAACAGTACTCCTTTTAGATGAAAAAATTAATTCATAAAATGTTAAGATATATATTATTAAAATAGCTTATGGATAATTCCTCGGAGAATTTGTATGTATAATCATAAACTCGATGTCTATGACATAAGTAAAGATTATAGCGTCTTAAAAGTTAATATAAAATTTGATGTTTATAAATTTGTAATTAAATCTGTAAAGATGAATGCTATGGTTATAGAAAATATTATTGATGAGATTGCTTTTTCTGATAGAGAACCTATTAAAATTAAAACCATTTATGGTACTTATAATCTTAATATCGATACTATTTATAAATGTGAAATTTCAGATATTAATGGGGATGTTAAAACAAAGGTAAGAGAAGACGAACCATGCTTATTAAATATTTATATTATTGGTGATCCTGTCAAACCCGATATTAATAAGAAAGAACATGTTAGTTGTGGTAAAACTATAAAAGAAATTATTGATGCGGTAAATCATAAATTAACTGATAGGCGTGAAGGATAATCAATCGTGGATTTCTCTGAATATAGTACTTTAAAAAAAACCATGTTACGACACGAACGGGTACATTATTATCTTAAAAAGAGAATGGATAGAAAATTAAGTAAGCTTAAAGAACTAACCGGTCCTACAAATTTAAATGAACTTATTAATTATTTCAGAACTAGATTAAGTTTAGCAAGTACTGTGTTGATTGCAGGTTATACAGTCAATATTAGTCAACAAACAGTTATATTTAGTATCGTTAGCGATGATAAAAAACTAGAAAAAATGTTGTATGATGAGATTGTTAATATAACTGGCTTTAATTATAATTTTGAAATTGTTGATTTTGGTTTATATAAGCTCTCAATTAGAACAAGGGTGTAGAAATGTATCTAAATTGTAAAGTAAGAGATGATAAAATTATTATTTCTAAAAATGATATTGAACAATATCATACTAATATCATCAGAGCTAAAGATATCGGTCCTTGTTACATAATTGTGAATGATGATGAACAATATAGTAGCATCATCAATAATATTAGAATATTTATCTGCGATGGTGAATTTATTCATATGAAAGATAATGACGTTGAAGACATCACTGTTGATAATTTTAAAGATGGTACAAATATAGTAATTAATTGGAAAAATAATAAGAATGCATTAAAACAATATAATAGTTTTATTATGAAATTAGCTGCATTATAAAAAGTCGTAGTATATTTATTTAAATATTTAGAGGAGAACGACGATGTATGGATCTATCTTTGAGCAAGCGACTAATTCCTGTAGACTTGCTTTATCTGCGGCTAAAACAGAATACCTCTCATTGAAGGATAAAAATATTCCTACTAAAAATAAAATTATTGTTAATAAATATATCTCTGTTTATAAAGAAAATATGAATATTAAAACTATTGGTTAAATAGTGTGATATTGTTAATTAAAATCATAAGGATGTGGCAAAATGCCACATCCTTATATTCCTTAATAATTGTATACTTTTTAATATACGCATTTCAAATTTTTTTGATTATATATTATTAATGCGATGACTTAAATAAGGAGCGGATCATGAAATATGCTACAAAAGAATCGATGACATATGGATTATGTCTATTTTATATTTTCAATGCTATAGCAGCACCAGTAATGTTTGTCGACGTGTTTGCTAAGGGAGGAAAGCAATTATTCAGTATAACTGAGTTTTGTGGAGCTGTATTAGCATTATCGGCAACAATAATACTAAAGAAGTATAAAAATAAAATAATAAATATATTTCCTATACTCTCTATTTTGGTTGGTATGGGAAATATAATTGTCATACTCGCGACATTACCAATGATATACAAAATATGGATAGATACAACTATAACCGTATTCTTCCTAGGGTTTACAACAAGCGTACAGGAGGTTATTGTTGCTAGAAAATTTAAAAGTGTTATGGAGAAGTATATCGTTGAAAAGACAGTTATGAATAACTGCTCTAAATTGTTAGCACTGTCTGGGGGTATATTAGTAACAACATGTATTTCTCTGACATTGTATCAGGTGTTGTGGATAGAGGCCCTGGCTGATATATCTTGGACATCTTTGGCCATATGGTCTTGGATACAACTAAGAAGAATTGAGAGTGGGGCTTTACGCCACACTCCTTTTATTTTTTAACAATATCTTAAACATATATTACTTATATAGGTACATCTCGAATTAGTGGAGAAAATAAAAATGTCTATGTTAAAGAGTTTTCTAGAAAGCATTAAAATCATAGAAACAGACGATGACTATTATAAATATATTATTCGTATTGATGAACTTAGAATTTGTAGTAATAGAACTGCATTAGAATCACATCAGTTAAAGATATTAGAATTGATGGTTAACCAATATAGGGCGAATAGTTATTATAAATCAGATATTAATCCCAAATCAAGAAGTGTTGTTCAAGATTGGGTTAAAGAAAATATGACTCTTCGTCAACAAGCTACTTTGTTATCAGCACTTCGTGGTTGTGATGGTGTATCAAAACACGATCCTGCAAAGAAGTTGACAAGAGCACTTCGTAAAGTTATGCTTAATCCTGCCGATCCTGATTTTATGAATGACCCCAATAATACATTCATGAAGGGATCTATATCTATCGAAATCATTAATGAATTTTTAGGTGATATTGATCATTATCCCACACATTGGTTAATTCATTTTACTCATGCTGCTATGCTTGTGGGATTCTTTCATCCAGACAACGAGGTTGGTATTATCTGGTTATCTCTTTATCATGCTATTGTTACTAATTTACATATGCATCCTGAAACTAAAGATGAAGTTAATATAAGACTTCGTGATGGCCGTAGAACTGTTGATGAAGAAATTGGAGCACGCGCTCGCATATGAGTTAAGTTGATATATAAGGAGGATAAATCCTCCTTATATATCTAATATTTTTTATAAAATCTGTAACCAAATTAATTTTGAATATATATTACTTATAGGAAGCATGTCAAATACGGAGTGATTATCATGGCTGTATATGTCGATATTAACGGGCTTAAACTTGCACCTATTTATTGTGGTGATGGTCCTATTGTCCGCACTGTTGACAATGTTACCATATATGCCACAGAAGAAGACGATGTCGCTATTTTGGCAGATGGCAACGAATTGAAAAGAATCATTCTTCTCTGTACCAACATCAGAACAATTGAGCCAGGTATTGTTCACACAATGCGTTGGGGTGGTGAAGATGCTAGATTTATCTTTAACAATTTAATCATGTAGGAGTGATGACATGAACATGCGTGAAGCTTCTAAAGAAGAGAAATTGGAGATTCTCGGTTCTATGGCTGAGTTCTCCTGGTGCTGGGATGAACACTTCCTCGTTAGGATCGAGAATAAATTGTTTTTGTGGTCTGATCCCGATCACTGCGGAAACAATCGGTTTCTCGAACTCAATATTCCATTTACGCAGGCTGTTGCCAAATATAGCGGTGCTACTGTTCGAGATAAAGGGTGTCAGATAGTTCGTGACTATTGTGGCGATAACATCACTATTCAACTACGAAATTAGGAGTAGTAACCGTGTCTCTGTTTGTATTTGCTAAAAATTTGTTCAGATATATAACGATGATTCTATCAAAATCATCGTTATATATTGTAAATATTAGTAAAAAGAGTAAAACAAAAATAATTACTAATAATAATGATTCATCTGTTACAATTAAAGAAATTATAACAACATATGAACATAGTAATGTTCTTAATTATATCGGAATAGACGGTTATATACGTTCACTAGTTTATACTGGAATATGTTCTAATTCTCCTATTGTTAAACGAATTACTTATAATATTAAAAACGATGTAGAAAAAGAATGCGCTAATAAACTACTACAGTATTTGAAGTGTTATTATAAATGTTCTGAAGAAATAGATCTAATTAATCAGATCGGTATAATTATAATTGATTGGTAATATCACATGCATGAAAACATAAAAAACTACGAACGGAGAAGGAAACTATGTCTACAGACTATTACCCGAAACAACCAATACCAATAGATACTTTTGTAAAATTGGCTATAGTAAATGGAGTTAATATTAATTATTGTTTGGAATATCAGAAAGATGAAATAACATATTTTCATGCTATAAAAACTGTTAATAATAATCCAGGACTCATTGTTGTCGAGATTGATCATAAAGCTGGTGTTATCGAAGGATTTGGCAGATATGGATGTAATCATACAGACTGGCTAGAGAAATTTCTATGAAAACATTACAATATTAAATTAAATGAATTAATAGGTTAAATTCAATTCAGTATATACAGAAAGAAAAGGAGAATACTACATGGCATATGATACAATTGATAATTTGATGCTTAATGGTACTTATGTGCTGGGAGTTTTTGGTAATAGATATGGTGGTGGTTATATTGCTGCTATGTGTTGGCATATGGATTTGTTGTTAGTAATTGAAGATGATTATACTGGCGGTGATGATCGAGGGTGTTCCGTAAGTGAATTCTTCTCTACAAATGATGTATACCCCGCAGCATGGGGAGAAACACCATCGGCGGCATTAGCGGAATTAGAAACTAAATTAAAGAATATTGTTAGTTCATCGAATTATGATTATGATAAATGGAATACATTAGTTATAGGTACAGTAACAGAATATCACAATGCTCGCCAATTGGCACAATACTTAGAATTTCCAAATACACTACAAGTAGCTATAGATGAATGGAAGAAACAATTACTGTAAGTTATTTAAACTATATAATAAAAAATTTTAAATGGTAATAAAAAAGAGTTAAGTATAGTGGCAGAGAGTAATATCTCTGTACGATAGTTAACTTTTTATTTTATCAGGAGAAATTATCATGCTTGAAGAAGCAACTATCCGTCAGAAAATTGGTGAAGATATCACCAACGTTACAAATGGTAATTTCGATGGACCACTCTGGGTCTGGAGAGATAAAAACGAAACAACAGGTGTCTTGGGGTTAATCTCTAAATTGAACCACCATATTCCCGAAGGGCTTGAGTATGCATGGTTTCACAATAGTGTTGAGAGATTTATTCAGGACCTTCTCTCAGCAAGTGATTGTAGTAATGAGTCATATGAGACGATTACCAGGTTTATCAACTCTGTTATTAAGGTCGGTACTGGTGGAGCCGAGTATACGATTTTCTACCATACCCCATTCGATCGTATAACTGGTGCAGATTCATATCGCCCAGCTATTTTTACTGTAACCCCGGGTGTTTCCAATATCATATTGCATCACAACGTTCCGACATATGACTGCCGGGCACGTGATGAATACATTAAAAATGGTTATGGAGATCGTGAGTTCTTCCGAACATATCGTCTCAGTGAGAAGCAGTTGAGTGATGGCAAATTCTGGTTTTTAAATGGAGAAGTCTTCGACTCTTCTGGAGAACCTGAGTTATTCACTCTTAAGATCGTCACGAATAATGAGGCCGATGTGACATCTGTCACGTTTCCCATTGATGATTATGTGACTGGAGAAATGAATGACGGGCATCTCATTATAACGCTCATCAATCCCGATAGAGTCAAGAACATTGATATCAATACCGACGACTTCTCATTTGCTGAACTCGGAGATGCTATTTTCAAACGTAAACGAGAGCTTGTCATCAACACCGGATACAAATATCCTGATCAAGCGGAGGTTATAGATGTCTGAGAAAAAACCGATCCGTACTACAGAAGAGCTACTCGAAGCATGGAAACATCTTCGTAATGCAACTCCGAGAGAGCTTGCGGTTGTCGATCCTTACTTTCTTCCAGAAGTAATGTATCGCCTCAAGGAGATAAATGATGAACTTACAGATCCACATCTGTGGCCAACATGAAAGATACTGATGCGAGACGAGATCTCGTCTCGCATCAGCTACAAAAAAACACAATACTGGGGTAGGAGCATGATCATGATTTCGCCTATATATCCACTAAGTCTAGTCTCTGTTATTTTGATTTTTATTATTGTCTATAGAATTCTAATAGAATTGAAAGCGATTAGTGCCATTAATATGGGATTTTATCAAGGATTGCCGAGCACACATTTACGCCAAGTAGAGCATGCTTGTATTGTTATCAGAACACCAATCTTTGAGAATGAACTCAAGTCCGTAGTTAGATGTATAAAGAACGATCTGTGGATACAGGCTATCTATCAAAATAAGAAATCAGATTATCCCAATATAGCAAGGTTTGCTAAATATCACAACATTGAACTAGAATAAAGGAGTTTAAGCTTATGACTCTTGACGAAGAAGAACTTGAGCTAAGTAAACAGCTCGATAATATTTACATTGCTATTGTGAATGAATATCATTTAAGATCTCAGTATATAGTTAAACGATTATTTGAAATTAAGCAACAGAAGATTTTATTACAACCGCTATCTATATCGTTTGATGAAGTACAACCCTGTTATAATAAACAAGAATTTCTGGATCGGATGGCACAGCTTCCAAAATTAGATGACTCCGAGAGTCTCTCTGCTATCTTTAAAGAAGAAGGAACATCATCATGAAACAACTCACTATCTCGACGACATTCGATGATGCACAGCATGAACTCGCACTAAAGGATGTGCTGGATAAGTCAATGCGGTGTGTAATCAATAAGCAGATGAAAGTGTTATTTGCAGACCCACATCTTGATGTTTCTGATTGCCGGTGGTTTAAAGGACCCCCCGATCTATCTGCTGACACTAAGCTTATTCAAGGTGGTTAATATTACCAAAGACGGCATAATGTGCTATGACGGTATCCCTGACGATAATATCCTCGTCAAATCTCGCTTGGCGGCCGATGCCGAGATCCTTAAGGATCTCTTGAAAGAAAAAACATGATCAAATATATACAAGATAAGTCCACTCTTTGAATTGTGTAATCAAACACAGTTCATTGGAGTATGACTAGGTGACTAAAGAACAAGAACTGAAGTTTTGGGATGCTTTGGGCGATGGCTCTGGCTGGCCTAAAATGACGGACGACCCAGAAGTCAACTTTGTGGTAGACTGGTTCGTGGCCGACAAAGACGATTGGGATTTCTCCTATACCACATGGGACGAACTCCCTGAGGAGGACAAAATCGTCTACCGTTACGAAGCAGAGCATATGAAGTAAAACTACATAGAGGATGTGCCGATGCACATCCTCTATTTTTTTATTTGTAGTCAATTATATTTCAAATATATATTATTATTATGTAATGTTATAACAGAAGGTAAGGTGTACTAAAATGTCTAACGTTGACAATGATCTTGTCGCGCCACTCAATGCCAAATATATTGAACTTTATAAGGAGCTTGATAGCATACTTAAAGAGATCTCCGATGCTCAACTACGAATAACCAATCTCGATAGTGAGCGATTGGAACTTGTAGAACGAATCGCACATATTCGTAATACAGCGACCATGTTTAACATAACTTTGACAGAGGTGCTGGTAGAACAGGATATCCCACCAACCGATACGCCAATCGATATCAGTCGGTGTGAGCATGATCTCGATATTGATAAGACTGGCTTTAATTGGTATAATAAAGTAGCTAATGAGGCAGTTTATCTCAAAAATGGTACTAAACTTACGTTTCTATATAAAGCTAAATCGTATTATGCAACAATAATTGATGGTATGCCTGTGACAGATATTGGTGGAATTAAATACTCATCTGTACCATTGTGGTACAAATCGGTAACTTCTGCTATCGGGAGTTCGATAGATAAAATATCCGTTAGACTCCCAGGCGATCCGGAATGGATATGTGCTCGACGTCTGTTTCGACCTATATCCTAGAAAGGTTAATGCCAGTGGAGTAGTCTATATAGACTACTCCATTATTTTTTATTTGTGATTAAGCATATTTCAGATATATATTACTTAAGTGAAACAAGTTTACTTCTTAAGTGAACTTTACTGGAATTACAACATACATCCTTGGAGTAACATCATGGAAACAGATACAAATACCACCATTTACACGACTATTATTTCTGGGGGTATCACTCCGTTGGTTAATTGGCCGATTTCTGGATTCGATAATGCTCGACGTATCAATTTCGATCACGATCGTTATGAATTCGAAGTAGTGACAACCAATCCGAAAGATAAAGATCGGCGTATTTTTAAACCATCTGGTATAGATTGGGAATTCGCTGAAGAATACGTTGGTAAAATCGATGAATCTCCGCATGATACGTATGTGTCATTGTGGATGAGGCCCCGCCGTGAACTGAAAGACCTTAAGTTCGATAATGATTATCGTCACTATATCTACCACCACGGAGTGGAGAATGTGCGATTTATCATTCCAGTTAAGCGACTTCAACAGATTCTGATGATCGCATTTACGACAAGCGATCAGCCTGAGACTGCTGCGGTTTGCAAAATCGTTGAGGGTTTCAATCGGACTGTTCTCGACAACTACAAGTATCAACTTCAGCCCATTGCACATGAGAATGCATCAGAAACGTTCTATGTTAGCGATCTTGTATCGCTGATGCGGGAACTTCCTGATCAGTTCATGATGGTCGACCATTTCAAGGCTGGCGATAAGGTCGTGATTTCTGAAACCAGACACGCCGTTCATGAAGTATTCAAGGTCGTTGATATCACGGATCTTACTGGGCGTAAGCACCATCAGGATGTATTTTTGAAAGAGATCCCTGATTGTGTGTTTTCTGGCGATAGTCTGATAAGAGCTTATAAATAATGAGATCTGGGAGGGTGTAATTACACCCTCCAATTTTTCAATAAAACAGAATATACGATCATATCAAACATCCTGGAGGTAATCATGTTTACACAATCTGACTTCAAGCACTGGTTTCCTATCGAACAGACCCGTCATTACATCGCCGACATTATTCCCGATGGGGCGAAGGTTTTGGAAATTGGCGCCTGCCATATTCCATTTCCGAAAGCTACGACATATGTCGATTATGTCTATGATCCCAAGATCGACAATGTCGTTTGTGATGTTACCAAAGAACGACTTCCTTTTGAAGACAAGTCATTCGACTTCGTCTATTGTCGGCACGTCATTGAAGACCTGTGGAATCCCTTCCTGGTTCTCAGTGAAATGCAGCGGGTGGCCAAAGCCGGTTACATTGAAACCCCATCTATCGCACAAGAACTTGCTCGGGGTGTCGGCGCCGGCTCATTTAACTTCCGAGGCCATTGTCATCACCATTGGTTCGTTTATAACGACAGTGGTGTGCTGAAGTTTATCAGCAAGCTTCCTTGGATCGAACACGTCGAGTTCGACGAAGAACAAATCGAACATATGCTTAAGACATACCCCATATACTGGAATACATACTTTCAGTGGACGGACAAGTTTGACTTTGAGCATGTCCAGGGTCAATATCCGATGTTGCAGAATGACATCATTTCTGGCTTACATGTCGGATACCAGAATGCAAATGCTTTTACAGAGACAATCATCGATCACTATAAAGAATAATAAAAATATGTGATTGATAAAGAATACGTTATATTGTTGAAACTATTTGATCTCTTACTATAGATCACTGGAGTGAGTTTTGTATTCACTCCAGAATTATGTAGTAACTGAAAACTATGGGAAGAATCCTCAATAACCGTGAAGCACTCGGTTATATCTACAACAAGGAATCTGGAGAGTTTTACTCCCTAGATGACAAAGCTACAGTCAATGAACTCTATGACACCTATAATTGGTGTTAAATGAACTTAGGAGATCGAGATGTCACTAGATAGAAAAATTACCCGCAATGCTGATGGTTCTGTTTCATCTCTGAGTGATAAATTGGACGAGGCTATCGATTATGGTCTCAGTCGGCTCATGGATGTCACGTATCATAATGCATATAGTGATAGTGGGGAGCTATTATCATTAAAGTCGTTCGGTGCAATATGGCCGCTTGGGTGGATTCCAAATGATCTTGCTGATGATATCCTGATATTTGGTCCTGACAGCGAACAGATGAATCCGAGTGTACTCTGGCCGATAGATATATCATTGGCTATTCCACAAGACGATGGTACTATCCAACTGATGCATGTACAAACTATATCCCCAAGAGAACTGCGGGGAAAGGTTTCTAATTTTGCACAGCACATCGTAAAGGTCTCCACTGCATTCATCCTGAGGAATGGGACTTATACTACAGAAGTTAACTACTTTGGTTATCTCAATAAGAAATGGAGTGCGCTTAAACCAATAATACGCATGGTTACATACAATCAGAATGGAGGTCTCACAGCTGGTAAGAACTATGCTAATTTTAATATCAATGTAAATGTGACGATGGCTATGTCTGTTGCATTAACTAGGCGGTATATGTGGGAAGTTACCTTTCAAATAAAAGATAGCCCAACTCTCTTATTTCTAACAAACCCATCAGGTATTAGAGAACTCTTTCAGAATCGTGATGTTCCTGTTGGAGAAAATAGAAAAAAGGCTCTTCGTAACTGGGTTCGTGCACATACACGAGAACTAAAGAATTCTCAGAACGAAGAAGATATCGTCTTCGTACGTCGACATTTCAGAGGTAAAACATCTTTTGATTGGCAGGGGTACTCCTGCACTATAACACCTAGTGAATATGATCTTGAAAAGTACTTCTCTAGTAAAGAAACTAAACAATAGTCATAAACTATGTGCAAGGAGATGTGGTATATACCACATCTCCTTGGATCGCTTATTATTTTTTTAACAATATCTTACGCATATATTATTTGTATGTAGTTCAATGTCATAACTATAACTTAAAAGGATATGGGTCATGCTAGAAGTATCTCAGAGAAAAGTAACCGATACCATATCGGTATTGATCAATCTTCCCAATGACGATTCACCAAAACATAATTTTATTTTAGATATTTTCTTTGAACCGTATTTAAAAGATATAGGTCCACATCGATATATTGTATTATCACAACACAATGATAATATTCGCGTACAATTAAACATGGTTAATACAATTTCAATAGATAGTAATAGTGTTTTTCTTATATATGAATTCTACAAGTATTATGTAAGAATAACTAATCATTCCGATAATAATGATATTAAACTTATACACGATAAGTTACTTAATTTATGGATAGGTGGACATATGGTATCGTTAAAATAGTAGTGATCAAATTATATATTTATTAAATGTATGTTTAGATATGAAATATCCAGAATGACAAAACACGATAGTAGATGAGAGTACTCTCATCTACTATCAGTATTTTATTTAAAAATAAACGATAATGAAATTTATTCAAATATATATTATTTATTTGACATATCTAGCATAAAAAAAGGACATCGCTATGCTTGACTACACACCAGACAAAGTCATATTTCGTCATTATGACACTATTGATCATGACGTATATGATCGGAAGTTCATAACTGGGACTATCCATAATGGTTCCAAAGCAAACCTCAAACGTTGGGCAATGCTCAATGGTTTGTTGAACATCATGGAAGATGAAGACGGACTTCAGGGAGGGAGGTCTCTCCACGTATCATATGGATCGACAAAGCCGGGATGTAACAAACGCATTGCACAAATGCAATATCATCCATGGCTCATTGTCCCTCCAGAAGAATTAAGTGTGTTCATTATGCCAGTCAGAGGAAATCTATTCCGACACAGAGTAGGATTTATCATAGATTCTGAGTGGCTGAAGAATCGCATCCGCTCAATCAAGAAGTCTTATGGTCTTCTCGATGAGAATATATACAATCCTCACATCACTGTGAGCGTTGGTACGAAAATACCGGCCAAGTTGTCGAAGCCAAACTTCGCCATCGTGATTATTGGTGAACAAACGTTGCCATATGTAACCAAACACGTACAAGAAGAAATATCGAATAGAACATCGGCATATGCATAATAAAAGAAGTCTGGTGGACAAATGTCCACCAGACTCTTTATTTTTTTCATAAAGTTATAAAATATATATTACTAATAAGGAATAGAATATAGATAGATAAATAAATAGGAGTATCGCATGTCTTCTATACTTGGTAAGGATATTACTTATATTACTGTTACTAAAAATTATACAAATAATTATGTTATTTGTGAAAATGGTAATACCATCATTGATGTTGATACAGAATTTTTATCATGGTGTGATAACAAAGTATTAGAAGAATTTATTATCCGGAGAACTGAAATTTTTAATCGAAAAGATATTTTTACTAAATATGGATATATACTACCCGATATAAATAACATTGCTTGTTATAAAGTTGAGATGGTAGTAGAATCAACTTCATTAAAATATTTTATTAAAACTGGCGAGATTGATAAAATGCGAGTGATACGTTTTGATATTAAAAATATGCCTAATGTAATTGATATTTCTGATATTAATAAATTTATTTTACAAAAATATAAAATTACTACCGATGATGTCGAGAATATTTATTGTATATATAATACGAAAACTTATCCGTATAAAACTATGATGGTTAAAAAAGAAATAGCAGATGAAATAAATAAACTTAAAAAGTTTAAAAGATTTGAATGTGGAATAGTAGCACATCCTTATAGTAGAGAAGAGGTCATTCCTTTGTTTATTAATGAAGATTATAAAAATAATGAAGAGTATATTTCATTATCTAAATATATTGAAGATTTTAAGAAAACTAATAAGAAATACAGATTTTATACATGGGTATATTCTTGGTGTGTTTCTTGTTCTAAGTTTTTAAAACTGTTAAACCCTAAGAATCTTTTTAGAAAATAG